GTAGTCGCCAGACGCGGCACCCGTGGAGCAGTCGCCAGACGCGGCACCCGTGGAGCGGTAGCCAGACGCGGCACCCGTGGAGTAGTAGCCAGACGCGGCACCCGTGGAGTAGTCGCCAGACGCGAAAGCTTCTTTTGCTCCTGCCGTCTTTTCCTTGACACGCTTCATCACGGCTTCCACGCCGATTTTGAGCATATCGGTCAGATTCAGCTCTCCCTTCACGGTCATTTCGGTGCACGCAAGCTTGCTATCCTCGTCGGATTTGTCGACCTCGCCGCCGCACTCGACTTGGAAGAACCGCACGCCGTCGCTCACACGGTAATAGTGCAGTACATCAAATGGCATCTCGCAGGCGTGCATACCTGCATAGCAACAGTCCGCCTTATCCTCGTGGTAGGTCTTACCAACTTCATACTGCTTGCCGCGACACTTCATGTCCTTGTCCATGGCCTTGTAGGCAATAATTTTCTCGTCCATTTTTAACTCCTTTGTCAGAACGGCAAATCTTCATTTTCCTGAATCACGGAGAAGTCATCGTTCCCCCCCTGCGAGTAGCCAGAGCCAGACCCACCAGACAGGGTTTTCTTCGGCCTGACCTCATAATCGCCGGAGCGAATCTTGTCCACGCTGGTGAAGCGGTCAACGACAAGCTTTGTTTTGATGTTTCCATCGTTGCCCATGTACTCTTCCTCACGGAGAACAACGCCAACCAGCTTGCCACGCAGGGTCTTTTCATCGTTGGTGAACTTGTAGCCGGGATTAGACTGCTCCACAGCGGTGATAAAGCCCTTGAAGTACGGCAGCGCCTTTTCCTTGTAACTCTTGATAGTTTTTCCGCCCCATGCCCACTCGCCCGGATTCAGCTTGCCACGCTCGATAAGGGAGACGGTCTGCTCACGCCAGTAGCCCTTGAACTCGCCCTCTGCGACTTCCCACTCGATGTTCAGCCGCTCCTTTGCAGGCTCATCCGTTGCTTTGCAGATACCGGCAACATAGCCGCCAACAGGCAGGTCACGGCGTTCTGCGGCTTCCTGTACGTCATTCCAGTTGATGTTCTTCATCTGTTACTCTCCTTTGTTCTCCGGCTGAACCGGGATGTTGTAATACTCACGGATGGTCTTGTCTACGGCGGCGAGGTCGTTCTCGATCAGCGCATCGTTGAACATCCCCAGAGGGGTTTTCACGGTGTCCATCCCATCGTTGCGAGTGCTGAACAGGTATCTCCCATCCTGCACAACGGTTTTCAGAACGATGGTGAAGTACCCTTCCACGCAGACCTTCTCGTCCAGCAGCTTGCCGATGGTCTTAAACTTTTCGCCGCCATCGCCGTCACGTTCGCTGTGCCCAAAGAAGTAGACCACCACATCGTCCGGCAGTTCCTTCGCCCGCATCAGCAGGGCGTTGAAGTTTGCTGCCATGTCGGTGAACTTCTGGTATCCGGCGACCTTTGCGTTCCGCATAAACTCGTCGGTCATCAGGTAGGTTGCATCGTCAATGACGATGGACTTGCGTTTGGTGCTGTGGATTGCGGCATCAATCTTGCCGTAGTCATTGGTAATGTATGTTTTCATGCTGCTTCGGAACGGCAGCGGCTTGCCAAGCACGTTGATAATCGCAACCTGTTCCGGGTCAAAATTCCGAAGCGAAGCGGATTTTCCGCTGCCGGAATGACCATATACCATTACTAATACTGCCATTTTTCTTTCCTTTCTTTGGCTTCATTAGGCTTCATTGTTCTTACTTCGGCTTAACTTAGCTGTACAAAATCAACCAGCCATCAGGTCTGCCAACTGTGCGCGGAGGTCTTTCAGTTCTGCTTCCCTGTCCTCAATCTCAGACTGCAAGTCCTCAATCACTGCCAGCCGATCAGCTTCTTTCGCTTCTGCCATCTGCTCGTTGGTCATGAAGTACACGCCGTCCTCCGGCTCTGTTTCGCCACCGAATCTGTCAAGGTTAATCATCTTTCGGTCTCCCTCTCTTGCGATCCTCTTTGATTTGCAGTGCGCTGTACCACTGGTCTTTGTCAATTTCGATGGTAGACCACCGATGGTTACAGGAAATGCACTTCTTGCGGCGAACGATGCTATCGTGGTCAGACCGGCTATCAACCGTTGTAATGTTGTCACTACCGCACATCGGGCACTTCATAGAGCATCCCTCCACTCGTTCGTATGGTGGGCAATGCGCTTGATTTTCCGGTGCTCACGTTCGATGCGTTCTTCTTCTTCGGCGCTAACAGCCAGCGCACACAGAACGATAGCCGTTGCAAGCAGGCCGCAAGATACAATTACCCATCCAAACATCTGTGCGGTGGTCTGACAGCCCTGAATCGTGTCACCGCAACCGACTGCTGCAATTGCCACGACCAGACCGAGCATGGACAATGCTGTTCCTTTCAAAGTTTTCATTGGTTCTCCTTTTTGCTTCCAAAACTAAAAATCCATCCGGTTGCCATTACAGCGGCTGCCACGATGATTCCCCATGTGCCTTTTGCGCCGACCAGCAGTTCAACAAGATGCACCAGCCACAGGTTCAAAATGAACGCCGCCAGCACTACTGCAAGAGCAGCGCTCCACATCAAAATAATTTCTATCAGTGCTTTCATCTGTACCTACTTTCGTTTGTTTTCGCCATTGCGGATCAAGGCGGTTCCGGGCCTGTCACAGCGGTGCCTTTGCTAATCAATACTACGCCTTACATACAGAGCCTTTGCTGTGCTTCTCATCGCTGGTCTTTGCCTTTGCTCTGCAAAGCCCCTCAGAGCTGTTCAACACCATGCCTTTGCTATACTCGTCATTGCTTCGCTCTGCCATGCCCTTGCCGATCGCAGTCAAACTCTGCCATTGCACTCAGCCAATAATCTGGTAGTAGAAGCGTCCCTTGCCACTGTTGCGCCACTGACCAATGCCACGCATGACACCGTAGTTCAGCCACTCAAGCACGACTTTTTCGTGGGAATCGTCAAAGAGGACGATCTCAAACTCACAGGTCGAACCAGCAGGAATCTGCTCACTGTTTGCAAGGCTGACACGCTCGCCCTGTGCCGTCTGCGCCCGCAGCGGACGCTGGCACTCGGTGATTTCGCCGTTCACATGAATGGGAATCATGCGGGGCTGGACGAAAATCAGGCCGTCAATGACTTTCTTGTACGCCGTCAGCTTGCCGCTCTCGTTCACGGCCTTCTTCTTGCCAGTCTCGGTCTTGCCACCGATACGACCCAGCATACCACAGGAATCCTTGAAGAAGCCCTTGACCTGATAATCGTACAGAATCGGCTGTCCTTCCTCGTTCCGAGGGAAAACCGTCATGCCCTTGTCTGCTACAGCATCCGCACCCAGAGCGGCAACTTCATCCTCGATTGTGGCAGCATCCGGAGACTTGGATGCAATGAACTCACGGGCCACGTTCTGGTTTGCGGGCCATGTGCCGAGAACTGCTTCGATGAATGTGATTTTTACTTTGATCGTTTTCATTTTTGTTCACTCTTTCTTTCTCAATGTGTTTCAGTCTCGATGGTTCACGTTCTTTCCAACGTTTCTCCCACGGACTGGCTTTGTTGAAGTTCTTGATTGCTTTCTTCATCGTCCATTGCCATCCGCTTGCATCGGATGATTCTCTTGCGTTGGATGTGTTCCAGCCGCTCTTTCTCCCGGCTGTGCCATCGGATTTCTCGTTTGCCGTAGTACTTACCGTTCATAGGTCAGCTCTCCTGTCGCAAGCATCTGCGACACCTCGCCGTAGTGCTTTCCCAGTTTGTCCGCAAGGGCTTGCACTTCTCCGATGGATGGAAACGTCTTTTCCAGCTTCTTTTTTTCTTGCGCTGCCTTCTTGCGCTCCCTGTCACGCTCTTTGTCAACCTTGCGCTTGCATTCTGAACAGTACTTTCTTGCCGATCTAACCGCGCCAAGATACAGACCGCAGCGCTCACAGTACTTTTCTTCCACGCTGCATCTCCTCATTCTCCTCGCAACGCTTGTTGTGCTCCTCGAAGCACTCGTCAATCTTCTGGACAAGCATCACAATGTTTTCGGCACTTTTCTGGTCGCATCCGTTCACGACTAAGCCCTCAACGGTCTTGTACTTGTTGTTCACCAGCACTCACCAGCCTTGTCTGTGATGAAGTTCGGGACTTCCCTGTCTGTGGCGATACACAGCGCAACCAGCTTTTCGACCCAGATATCACGCAGCCCTTCTTCGGTCATATAGCACTGACCAACGCTAGGCTCTCTGAAATCGTCCCAAATCGTCAGCCCAACAGAGCACCATCGGTGACCGTCCAGATCATGCTGCAACCATCGTTGCACAGCTCGCACAAAATCTTTTGCGCCTTGCTTTTGGCTTCGTTAAGTTCAAAAGCATCCCAGTGCTTTTTGCTTTGCTCGTAGGATTCCACGGCCTTGTCAATGGCATAATGGGCATCGTCCGGGTGCTCAAGGTCAACTTTCAATGTCAAAATCTGTTCCATGTTCAGCCCTCTGCTTTCTTGCTCTTCTCCGTCTTCAAGAAAAGATTAACGAAATAGACCTGACCGATGCCAGTCACCTTCGGGGTCTTGTTGATGGATGTGTGCCCATCGGAATGTGCAATGGACGTTTCTTTGATTTCAAACAAGCGAAGCTCCATAGACTTCTGCGTTGGCATATTGTAGTCCGTCCGCTTCTTGTCTTTAATCAGGTATCCGTTCTCACGCATCCACTGGAACAGGCGGTTCTGCCCCATCTGGATGTCGTTCTGCGGCAGCAGCTTTGCCATCTCACCAACGAGAATGCTTTGGTTGCTTGCGCTCACAGCGTCAGCGAAAAGCGCTTTCGGCTTCATGGTTTCAATCTGCTTGTCCTTCTCTTCCAGCTCTTCGTGCGCTGCGATCAGCGCAGTTGCAAGGAGCTGCGAACGGGTGAGCTGCGGCTGTTCAGCCAGCTTCTTCTCCATCTTGTTGAACGCTGCAATGTACTTGAGCTTCCACTCAAGAGCCGCCTTGCCGGTAAAGCCCATAGCCAGCAGGGTGAAACCGTCACGGTTCATCAGGTAAGCCCTCTGTTCCCTGCCGTAGCTGTCCGGTGCTGTGGTTTCAAAGAACATCTCCCCAAAATTGGGGACATCTTTTTTGATTGCATCGATATCACGCATCACATGATCGTGGCGCTTTTCGAAGTTCTCTGCAATCTGGCGGCTGGATGCTACCGGTTCGCCACTTTGCATGGATAGCACGATCTCTCTCATTTTTCCTCTCTTTCCTTTACAAGCTCATTCAGAGCTTCTTTCACCTTAGCTTCCGCATTTTTAGGCTCACGCTTACCGTTTAGGATTTTCCCCAAGTATTCCGGTGCGCATCCCATTTTTGCAGCAAGCTCTCTGATTTCGATATTGTGAACATGAAGCGTTCCTACAACATCGCCTGTCCACTTAGGAAGCAAATTTTTTCTCCTTTCTTGTTCTAATACTTGAACTTTTTGAAAGAATGTGATAATATTATGGTGTCAAGCAAAAACATTATCGAACGTTCTTCTATTTGTTCAAAGCCTTTAATTTGTTCTACCGATTGAACTCGGTATCTTTATTAAAGCACAAGTAGTAGAACTTTTCAAGTGTTTTTGTTCAAGTGGTAGAACTTTGTCATCTTGTACAAGCACTGGAGGTAGGTTTTGTGTTTTTTGACAATTTCGTAAAACTATGCGAAGAAAAGGGCGTAAAGCCGTCTCGTGCTTTAACCGATGCTGGTGTCCCAAAATCCGCTTATAGTTATTGGAGAACAGAAGCAAGTTTCGGAAACGATGCAAAGCCGACCAATCAAAATGCAGTTAAGCTGGCACAGTACTTTGGCGTTACTGTAGACTACCTTCTCACCGGCGAACAAAAAGAAAACCCGCCCCAGCAGCCGCAAAGTGAGGTCGATGCAGCAGTGGAGAGGATCAGAAAAAAGCTTGAATCTATGCCGACAGCGCAGCGTGAAGCGCTGATGAACCTGATCGAGAAGATGTGAAGAACTGGTTCTGACCCGGTAAAATAAAAAATCCCTTGTGCCGGGCTGGTGTAGCTCTGCGCAAGGGATTTTCTGTTATTCCAGGTCTAAGGCTTGCTCCGCTGCCGGAATCTTTTCAGGGTGTTCCAGCAGCCATTCAATAAATCGGTCAATCTTGGCTCTTTCCTGTTCGCTCATTGTGGCATTTCCTCCCGATCGGTAAGCGTGGATGTTCATTTGATACGATTATACATCTTTTCGTTGTGTAGTCAATATTATTTCAACAACTTTGTTAAAATTAAATGATTTTACATCCATTACCTTGCATCGGGGAACCCACGAGCGTTTAAGTCAAAAGGGACAGCGCCTATCCATCTTTCCTCCAATCACAGCTCTACGAGCTGTCCGTCAATGCGTTCAATGTTATCTCCCGGGTCGCGCCCATCGTCTAAGGCGGCTACGGCACGTTCCAGGACGTTTTTAGCTACTTCGTAAGCAAACTTATCAGCATCGTTGCTCGCAAGGTTGTAGACCAGCTTTAAGGCGGTCTGGCGGGCATAGGGTATAAGCATGGTGTCGATTTGGTTCATAGACTAGCCCTCCCACGGATTTGGCGTTTTGCTTTCGGTCGGTTCAGATGCGGGCATCCCGTCAATGATAATCATGTTGTTCCCTCCTGTTTCGTTGTTTTTTTTCGATGGTACAGTTATAACACAGGCTGCTGTTGGTTCTCCATAGCAGCTTTTTCCATTTTTTGGCTTGTCGAATCCAGCAGTTTTGCCAGATTTTGTTGAAAGGGTGGGAATTTATGGATGAATATTTAGTAAGAACAGCCAAAGCATTGGAGTTGGCGCGAATGCGCTCCGGTCTGAGCCAGCAGAAGCTTGCAGCACGAATGGGCGTGAATCGTGGAACAATAGCAAATTGGGAGCAAGGTCTGGCAGCCATCTCTCTGCCGATGGCTATGCGCTGGTTCACCTGCTGCGGCGTATCGGTGGCTCGATACATGGACGCTTGCATTCATCCGGGACTACTTGAACACCTTGAGGATGACCTTTCCGACACGAGAAAACGTCAGATTCTCATAGATGCAATGATGGAGTGTTCTTCCTATGAGATAGATGCCTTGCTATACATCAGGTACGGAGATCACGGTTCAGACCACATCGGAGTGCTGACGGAGATTCTGGCAAACCTTCACACACCGCTCAAGGACAGGGTTTCTGTCTGCCGGATGGCGTCCGGCAACTATGAGATGGCACAGGCCACCGGAACAGACCCAGACCCGAACGGAACCGCCCCAAAGATGGAAATTCTCTATCAGGCACAGGACGCTGGAACAGAAGCAGCCATGAAGTCCAACGATTCCTATACCGTGAATCCAAATAATATAACTGGCTGATTGTCGAATTATCGCAGTTTTTGAAGAACATCTTGTACACATTCATCCACTTTTTGTACACCTATCGGGCAAATCCGACTTGTCATTCCGTCCCCCATAGGCTGTAAATCGACAACATTCGCGCGGAATAAATAACTGATTAGCGTTAATTTGTCGTTTGCGATTGATTGGCTTGTCAATCTGTCCCCCATCGTGAAGATTAGGTATACCTTTCCATCCACTTTTTGTACACGTTAGATAAGGCTAATCGTTACTGGAAGGGCATTATTCAGCAAATGGAAGGTTGAGTTATCCACAAGCTAGAATGGAAAAATAAAGAAATTGTTGAAAATTATCGTCATCGACTATTTAACGATGATATTTAACCTCTTGTTTATTTCTTGTTTAATATATAATATGTAGATGGGGGACAAAATGACAAAGCATGGGGGACGTTTTGACAAGTCATGGGGGACGAAATGACGAGGACATGGGGGACAAAAAGACAAGCCACGGGGGACAAAAAGACAAGCCACGGGGGACGAAAATAGTTGACACGTCCCCCCTACTTGTGATATACTGTTTTCAGACCATTAAAGGAAGTGAGCAGATGCCAAAAATATCAGACAATAACCTTGTCGAGAAAAGCAAATCCCTTGTTTGGGCGAAATTTAGGGATTACACCGCAGGAGAACTTCGGTTGTTGGAGGTTTACTTATCGAGAATAAATCCGAGAGACCCAAGCAGCAGCCGTGTGGAGTTCACTCTTGCAGAATATAGAGAACTACTTGGTTTGAAAAGCCTTGATGCACGAAGGATTGAGCCGCAGATTAAGCACTTTTTAGGGAATACGGTTTCGATTCCTATTGACAAGGAAAAGGGCACGTTTGAAAGCTTTGTCCTATTCACAAGGGCAAAACTGGACTATGTGCCAGAAACAAGGTCTTATGTCGTGGCAATCACCTGTAACCCTGATCTTCGCCCTATCTTCTTTGACATTGCAGAAAGCGGGTACGTTCGGTATCGTCTACGCTACACATCACGGATGAAATCACAGTACAGCATCCTGCTTTATTCGATTCTTCGGGATTGGATGAACATGGACAACAAGCCGCATGAAATCAGCCTGAAAAAACTGAGAGAGCAGCTCGGTGCGATGGAAGCCAGCTACGACGTTTACAAGAACCTTCGTAAGCGAGTGCTTGACGTTGCGGTGGACGAAATCAATGCCATGTCTGACATTGTTGTGACCTACGAACCAGTTCTTGTGGCACGAAAGGCTGTGGCAGTCAAGTTTAAGCCCAAAATTAAAGCGTCTGAGACGTTGATTGAAGCTCAGGCAAGCGAAGTGTTGACTGAACCTCAAAAAGCTGCCAGAAAGCCTCGCAGAAGCGGATACGAGGATTTCGACTGGTCTGTGTGTGATGAATTGGAAAAACAGGACTGTATTGACGTGGCAAAAGTGGTTGAGAAGTGGATGAAGAAAGAGCATCCCGAAATCAAGCTGCCAAGACGCAGAGAAGCGGTTTATGACACGGTAAAGGCTGCGTATAATGACATTTTGTCTTTGGACAGGTCTCCGTTCCCGGACAGACCTGTTGGCTATCTGATTAGGAGCGTGGACAAGGCAGGTATCGTAGACAGGTATATGCCAGCGTTCTATTCCATTGAAGCGTTGCAAAAGTAGTCAGAAGCACATTGAGCAGATGATGCAGAAAGGAGAAAACGATGAACAAGGTTTATGTGGTTTTTGCGGGATGTATGGATGATTTATCTATAGAGGGTGTATTTTCTTCCGAAGAAAAAGCAAAAGCATATATTTCTGAAATGATGAAAGACGCATATCAAGCAAGCACGAAACCCTATTTTGAAGAATGGGATGTGCAATAAAGAAAGAGTGATAAAATGGAAAAAGTTCCACACTCCGTTCTGAATAAAGCAGAACTTGACCTTGAAAAGAAGTTTGATTATCAATTCCGATTCAATCATCACGGAAATCTGGCTTCCGTAAGTGTTTCGCCGCAGAGAAGCTACAGCCAGCTAACACCAGACGAAGCGATTGAAGCCGGGAAAACCTTAATCGAAGCCGGTAAAGCGGCGAAAGAGTTTATTTATAACGGTTACTTTATAGATTGGGGAGAATAAAAATGGCAAAAATCATAGCTGTCGCCAACCAAAAGGGCGGCACAGGAAAGACTACCACAAGCACCTGTCTGGCTGGTGCGTTGCAGTTGCTTGGCAAGAAGGTGTTGCTGGTGGACTGTGATGCACAGTGCAACGCCACAGACACTTACGGCGCACAAACAGAGGACGTATGCACCCTGTTTGATGTGATGACCCGGCAAGGCACAGTAGAGGAAGGAATCCAACACTGTGAAGCTGGTGACATTCTTCCGTCTGACAATGCAATGAAGGACATTGACGAGCAGCTTGTCCGTGACATGGGTAAAAACTTCCGACTACGAGAAGCCCTTGAGAGCGTGTCTGAACAGTACGATTACATTGTTTTGGACACTCCCCCGCAGCTTGGGCTTGCGCTTGTAAATGCACTGATCGCCGCCAACAGCATCATCGTGCCAATCACGGCAGACCGCTATGCGCTTGCCGGATTGAGCCAGCTTTCGCAGACCATTGGCGACGTTCGCAGATACTTCAACCCAGCACTAAAGATTGAAGGGTTGCTTCTGAACCAGTACAAGAGCCGTGAGAACCTGTCCAAAGAGGTTGTAGAGCAGCTTCCTGTGATTGCAGAAAGCATGGGAACAAGGCTTTTGGACGTGAAGATTAGGCCGTCTATGGGTGTTCGTAAGGCGCAAGCGGAACGACACAGCCTGTTTAGTGGCGACACGGCAAAGAGCACCAGCGCAGAGGATTACAGGGCGTTGGCACAGTATCTTGTCGGAGGTGAAGGCTGATGAAGGCGACCAGCAAAAAAACATCCGGCTTGTTGGGCGGGTTTGACTTCCAGCCTGTTTTTTCGGAACAGACATTAAGCCGAAGTGAGCCAAAGCAAGAAGAAGTAAGCCAAACAAAGCCGAATACTGCCAAACAGGCACCGATTAAGCCCAGTGAAGTCACAGACAGCCATACGCAGCCGAGTGAAGCAGAGTTAAGCGATATTAAGCCGAAGCAAGCCAAAGACAGCGAAAGACAGCCAAATGACGCCGTGTTAGGCGAAGGTAAGCCGAAGAAGCTGAAACAGGCAAAAGAAGTGCAACACTTGATTGAACAGGGCAATGTACCCTGCGCACTAGCCAAAGCTGGCTTGACAAAGAAAAAAATCCCGATGCCGGAATCGCATCAGGGCGTTGCAAGCGGTGATGGCAAGCGGTCTAAACGCATTACCATTCTTATGAGCGAGGAAGAACGCAAGTACATCAACCGTGAAGCAAGACGGCACGGAATGACCATCGGACAGTTCGTGTACGCTTTGGCTGCTGCTGCGGCAGATGGGAAGATTGAGCTGGAGGATTTTCTTGAAGATTGAACAGCAAATAAAAAACACGCATTTTATAACGAATTGACGTTAAAATGCGTGTCGTTTTCGTGCTATTGACATTCATGCTAGCAAGTGTTATACTATTATTGCTAGCCAACAAAGGAGGGATTGAGTTGGCTAAAAGTAGCGCAGAGTATTATCGAAAGCGTCGTGAAACCATCGGTCAGTTCAGTGTTCCAATTCCGAGAGAAAAGCTCGATGCTTTAACGGCAAAGTTAAAGGAACAAGGAAAAACAAAGACCAAATGGCTTAACGAGATGATAGATAAAGAACTTGAGCAATAAAGAAATCCCCTAACGCTGTTGCAACTTGGCGGGAGCATAGCGCAAGGGGATTATTCCACAAACTCACAAGAGCCGTAAATCTATTATACTACTCCTCTTTGGGTTTTACAAACAATTTTAAGGAGTAGTTATGTCTGATTACAACAACCGTATCAGTAAAGAAGAAATGATTGGCAAGTTTGCTCTCAGTAGCAAGAACGGGCTGACGCAAGACGATGTTGAGCTTGCCGGGATGCTTGCAGATTTCCACAACAAAGCCTATGACGGTGGATACCGTGTGGGTCAGGAAGAAGCAAGAAAGGAACTGGTTCAGATTTCGCAGGACGCACCTGTTCAGCAGGAACAGGAAGTCGTGGGCGTGTCGTTCTACGACTGCAACGGTCAGAAGATGGTATCGAGCCGTGACGTTGCAAAAAACTTTGAAAAAGAACATAAAGACGTTCTTCGTGCAGTCGAAAACATCAAAGCGCAAAATTGCGCTCTGACCTCTATGTTCTTTGAAAGTACCTATACGGCTGGCACTGGAAAGGCTTATCCGATGTACCTTATGAACAGAGATGGGTTTTCGCTTCTCGCTATGGGCTTTACTGGTTCTAAGGCAATGGAATGGAAGTTGAAGTACATCCAAGCGTTCAATGCCATGGAACGCAAACTGACCACGCCGGAATCCGATGACATGATTTTGAGCCGTGCGATTCTGATTGCCAACAAGAAGGTTGAGCAGTTGCAAAGCACGAATATTCAGCTTGTGCAAGAAAACGTTAAACTGAAGCCAGCGTCCGACTATGCACACGCTGTTCTCATGTCGGATGAAAAACTGACGGTGAAGCAGATTGCCCAAAATTATGGCATGACGAGCCAGAAGTTCAATTCCATTCTGGAAGAAATGGGAATCCAATACAAAGTCAACAAGCAGTGGATTCTCTATCGGAAGTATCAGGGCAAGGGCTATGTTGTCGGTATTCCGTTTGACATTGGAAATGGAAAGACCAAAGAGCGGACGTATTGGACACGCAAAGGGCAGGCGTTCCTTTATAAAAAGCTAAAAGAAGCAGGGCATGAGCCTATCAACGAGCAATTGAGCCTTATTGCGGTTGGAGAGTGATTTTATGGATATGCTGTCGCTTGACGTTGATACCATTAAATCAATGTCCGAAGAAGTTACTGGTCAAAAGCTACCAGAAGAAACATCCAAAATGATTGGCAGCCTTAATGATGCAGGGTTGTTTTTAATTCAATATGGATTTGTTTTGGGACGGTCTGATTGCTTGAAGAAGATTAACATTCAAAATCAGAAGTTGATGTTGGACATTGTAAGTGCGTACATGGATTTGGTTAGCTTAGAAAAAGATATTGGAGAAGCTGACTTCGAGGAAAAATATAACGAAGTTTGCAAAAAGAATGGGAAAATAGAAAGCTTTTCTATCATTGCAGCACGTTTAATGTTTGAAAACATAAGAGAAACATCGAAAAACGAATTTTATTATCAAAAACTTTTCAAAGAAAAATGCGAATCGTTAGGCTGTGGGAAGCCAACAACTAGAAAAAGCAACTTGAAAGATATTCCTGACGCATGGGTTGAACGGAATGGTGAAAAGATTCCGGTCGAGGTTAAATTGAGGGACTTTAACGAATCTGCCCTAGACCAACTTTTGAGGTATATCTCTAGTTATAAGGCAAAACGAGGAATTGCAGTTGGAGAAAAGTTAACCGTAGAACTTCCAGCAAACATAGAATTTGTATCATTAGACCAATTAAGAGCATAAAAAATTGGGATGGGGTGTCAAATGCGTACCCCATCCCTTTTATTTTACTTATCAGCAATGCAATCCCAGTAGAGATATGCCTTGCCGTCTGCGGCATCTGCGTCCTCAAGGAACGCCTTTGCCATGTCAGCGTAGAAGCCCGGAGTGTCAACGGACTGACGCTTTGCGACCTGACAATAATCCGAGTACATCATGTTCATGACTGCCCAGAAATCGTTCGGGTCACAGGTGATGTTGCGCTGTTTGGCAACTTCCTGTGTCTGTTCCAGCGTCCAGTGACAGCCCTTTGTGCCGTCAGCGTTCACCATGCTGTCACACCATTCCTCTGCTTCATCGTGGGTGAGGTGCTTGCGTGGCATCTTGATGGAGCGGCTGTCTGCACCACCATGCTCATACTGTCCAGGCCGCTTGTCCCAGTCTCCGTTCTGCGAGAAACCAATCTGCGGCATCTTGCGTCCATACTCCACGTCAGGGTAGCGGGGGATAGGGTAAGGGTCGATGTAGCGGTTCTCTTCCTGCGGATAGTACGGATAACGGTCGTTGCCGTCTTCCAGTTTACGCAGACGGCGTTCCAGCTCACGCTCCTTGCGGTCACGCTCTTCCTCAAGGCGGTCACGTTCCGGCTCACGGTCTTTGTCATGGTCACGGAGCATCATCATGCGGCGAAAATTAGTCTTGCCCATAATCTATACCTCCTCAAGAAATGGATGCAGGTACGCCAGCGTGGGAACGGCAGAAGCAGCCCAAAAACTTGAACGTGCCAGTGCCGGTTGCAGACGTTGCAACGCGGGTAGCGTAGCGAGTACGAGTGTGGATGCTCTCGGCGGTTGCCTGAGCGCAGTTGCAGTCGGTCAGAGGGTATGCGGTAGTTCCTGCGCCGATGGTGATGACCACAGGGGCGTTGATGGTGGTCGTGTCCGGGATGCTCTGAGCAACCACAATGCAATAGCGCTCTCCGTTCTGGTATGCGCCAGCAGGGATGTTGATGGTCAGCGTGTCATTGGCGAACGTAACAGACTGGCTCAGAACCAGATGGGGGCAGAGTTTGCAGCTTGTTTTGCAAGCCATAATGTTTTCCTCCTAAAAAATCAGGGGCAGAGGTGTCTTACCCCTGCCCCGATGGTTCACCCGGTGTTATCGGGGAGTGTTTGGGTTAGCAGCAGCCGCAGCAGTTTACGCCAACGTTGGGGTTTGCCACCTGATAAGCGGGAATCGGACGAGGATTGACCCGGTTCAGGATGGTATCAGTCTGCTGGGACATCACGGTGGTCAGAAGCGCATTCTGACGATCCTGAGAAGCCGCGAACTTCAAGTTCTGGTTCTCAGCGGTCAGAGTGGCAATCTTGTCCTGCGTGAAGTAGTCCATCATGCTGCGGAAGTTGGCGTTGCAGTTGTCCACGATGGCGCGGGCGTTATCTGCGATGGCCTGTCGGGTGGCACAGTCTTCCGTTGCAATGGTATACTTCAGGTCGCCGATCAGCTGCTTGTTCTCGCAGCAGCAAGATGCCAGCTGCGTGGCAAGTGCGGTCTGACCAGCCTGACGTGCGTTGCCCTCCTGCATGATGGCAAGGCTAATGGCGTTGTCGCCGTTGGACACGCTGCGTTCCAGTCCGTTCACCAGCTGTGCGTTCTGGTAGCCAAGCTGACAGATGGCACTGTTCACGCCAGCAAATCCGTTTGCGATGTTTGTGTTGACGCCATTCATCTGCGCCAGCTGGTCATAGCCCAGAGAGCAGATACCGCTCTGGATGCCCGCCAGAGAACGGGAAGTATCCTGCTGGTAGAAGCCCTCAGACAGAGCCGCACGGGTGTCTGCACCGCCCTGACCGGTTGCGCCAGTGCCGACCAGATAGGGGATGTAGGCGTTCATGCCGTTGTCACCACCGTTCCGGCCATAGCCGTTTGTGCCCCAGCCGAAGATGATGGCAAGGATAATAACAGCCCACAGACCTTCGTTGCCGAAGAATCCGCCGTTGTTATTGCCGCCGTCCTGCCCAGCCAGATAGCCAGTTGCAAAATCGTCCATAACAAAACTCCTTTCAGTTTTGCGTTATGCTATCCCACCGCCGTGTGCGATGGGCGAAGCCAAACAAAAGCGGTTTTTGTCAAGTCCGCAAAACTGAGAAGCGTTTCGCTTAGAGGGATGCGTTATCGGGGCAGCGTCAGGTTCAGGGCGCTTGCCAGCTGGTTCAGGTCGATGCCGCGCTCTTTGGCCAAGTTCTGCGCCATCGTTCGGAGTTGTGCTTCGTTTTTGCCCTGAATCAGGTTCAGCCCCTGCATGATGGGTGCGCTCTGCCCACCTAACTGCTGAATAAGCCCCATCGGGTTTTGCCCGGCACGAGCAAGATTTGCAAGCTGCATGATGGGGCTGTGAGTAATCATGTCAAACGGAGATGACATTGCTTATTCTCCTTTCTTTGCTGCGGCAGTGGGCTTCGAAAAGCTCTTCTGCCACTTTTCCAGTTCATCCAGACGGTGGACGAGGGCGTTGTACTGCTCAATAGGCACATACTGCTGTGTCGGTGCAGCGGTCTGCTGTGCCTGTTGTGCCTGTTGTGCTTGCATCTGCCTCCACGCTTCCGGGCTGTAAAACTCCTGCACATAGGATTCACAGGTGTCCGGGTTGAGCCGCTTGCAGTAGATCACGCCGCTGCGCAAGTCCGGGCAGTAGGTTGGTCTGCCGTACAGGTCGGACGGTATCGCCAAAAATTCCTCTCTGCTGGAAACAGGTCTGCCAAGCAGCCAGCCGCCGTCTTGTGCCGACTGCTGAACAGGCTGTTGCCCGTTCATCGACTGCGGACGCTGCGGCTGTGCCTGTTGCATCTGCGTATTGGGCAAGGAAGTGGCAAGCCCTACCGTGCCCATGCCACCGTAAGGATTGACAGGCTGTTGCGGAACGTAGGGCGCTCCAGGTGTCGGATAATAGCTCATAATACATCCCTCCTTGTGCATCCAGTGTACCGCATCAGCAAAAAGCGAAGGACAACGAACGCACAACGAAGGACAAAAAAGAAAAACGCCCACACGGAAAATTCCGCATGAGCGCTTAACTGTTAAGGGCTTCACATTGGAAGCAAGAATAAAATATCACGTTTTGATTTGCAAGACAAGAGTTTCGACAAAACCAGTGTGAATAAAACAAAAATCAAGAGCGGAACTGCCCACAGGCAATGCCGCTCTCTACAAAGGCCGTAGCCTTTCAAATCATAAATCGTATGGCGTATAATGCAAAGACGTATATACCGATAAAACAACGCCTATAAATGCACTATCCCAAAACGGAAGGACGGCTTTTAGAACACTTGATGTCGCCCCAAAAATAATCAGAGCGAACAAAACACGGGACAAAAAGTGATATATTTTATTTGCCATAATTCATATAAAATCGTCTCCCGCATGGTACGCATTGCGAGTAGGCGGGCGGGAGACTGGTCGGCGCCTATCTGGCAACCGCTTTTTTCATTCCCAGATAAAGCACTGGGCTAGCTGGCAAATATCCACCCTAATGCACTTCTTCGAGAGGCCGGGTGGATTTCGTTGGTGATATTATACCACAAATCGTGCAAAAAGAAAAGCGGCAGACCCGAAAGCCTGCCGCTTCAATGCGTTTCGTGAGAAATCGCACCCAATTAAGATTATGATATCACACATCCAGCATTTTATCAATAATTTTCAGCCTATTGCCGATTGATGTCCGACAATACGGCACACGCGCTGCAATATCAACTTGGCATAGCTGGTCAACGTACCGCAACCGGGCGATTTTCCGGTCATACCTCCCAAGCGGCGCACGTTTTATCACAGCTTTTATCTGTTCTGCATTAAGCCCTTGCAACGCTGGCGGAAAGACTACGCGAGCCGCCGCCACAAGCAGCACCGAGCCAGAAGGGTTGCGGCAGCTGTCCGGCGTTACGCACCATATTGCCAATGACGGCAAAATGGTGACGTTTTGTCACCAGTTTCGTGACCTCACGAAATTGTTCTTGTGCGGCGAACATCTTGCCAATAGCAGCTAAATAGCTGTAAAAAACACTGTTATTGTCAAAATGGGAGATGACACCAACTAAAAACGGCATTTTTAGCTGGTGTTGCTCGTATGTAGTGCTTGCCATGATATCCTCCTTACAGTGTGATTTCCTCAGCGTTCGCCTTGTCCTCCGCGTCCAGAGCGTCGTAGTACGCCTGTGCAAGAGCTTCAACCTCCGCAACGTCGTCCTCTGTCAGCAGGCCGCTGTCCAGATGGACGTATGTTCTGTCCAGCCAGAACGCAACATCGCGTCCTGCAGCGATTTCCCGCTTAATGGAGCGTAACGTCAGGTCGTGCCTGGCTTTGGATTTGACAGCCATAGTCAGTCCTCCTTATGTTGTTGTCATGGACGCTACTGCGTCCTCAAGGTCAATAATGCGTTTGATGGGGTCAGCCCTGCCGGTCACCGTCACGCTGTCTGCATCGGTTATGACTGTGTTAGCACCGCTCAGAGCAGAGATCGGCTGTGCGCCGGTTGCGGTGAAGGGCACAGGCTCTGCCAGCTTGTAGGCGATTTGGACAGGGGTTCCGGCGGCGTACTGGGCGGCGAGATAGGATTTAAGCTCATCTATGCTTCCGGGGAAAGTAATAACTAGCGTTTCTTTATCGCTCTGAAAAGACACTGTATTATCCCTGTCTCCGCTTTGAGCATAAGAATACGCTTCGCTTTTGAAATGAGTGCATTTCCAGCTTTTAGCATATCCACTATTTTCGACGGTGGTCCGTGTTATATTTTTGATATTAACGCAGTAAAAAGTTCTATATTGGTTCGTTGATGCGTACCAACCATATGTATCGATAAGTGCAATTTCGTTCCACGCTTTCTCACCGCTCCCCCTCACCACATCCACCGTGCCGCCGTAGATGGTGTGGGGCAGGGTCAGGGTTGCGGTTTGGCCGGTGTAAGGGGTGTATGTGGTGGGGGCGGTGGTTCCGGGGACAATATACGGATATAACGTCTTGTCAACGGTTTTGCCGCTATTCACACTTAAGCACCAAAACTTAATTACGTCCCCAGCCAAAATCGCAAAAGTGCCTTTGGCGCTTAGCCAAACGTTTCTCCCATTTCTATGCACCACAATACTAGTGCCAATTCCTTCACCCGAATCTGCCCCGTAGTATTTCCCGGGCGGCAGATACCAAACCGAAAACATCGGGCTAGTCACACTAGTCAGTGCGGTGCCGGAAATATGTATTCCGCCGTTGGCTACATACTCATAAGTGATGCCTTGTTCTGTCAGCTTGGTAAACGGAGCGATATTCAGCAAATTCTCCCCGCACCGTTCGACCGTCACGCTGTCTCTGCCGTGGATAGGTCGGATGTTGTCAGGTGATGGGTCGCCTGTGCCTTCCTGCGTCGGCTCCCAGCTCACCTTACATCCCAGCGGATATCCCGCCACCGGATAGCACACAACAGGGTTCCCGGTCTCGTCCAGCGGCGGACAAAGCATATCCACGATGTGCTTGCTGCTCCAGGCGTCGAGCCCCACGGTGGCATCATCAATTTGTGTACCATCTTTGCCGTCTTTGCCATTTAAGACATCAATTGTTTTTGTACCGTCTTTGTCAGTGATGCTGACACGATGGCCATTTTCGATGTCGGTTACAGTTACAACTGGGGATTTCCCGTCATTGCCGGGCTCGCCTTTGAAGTTTCCGTTTGCGATGCCGTCTTTGAGCTCCTGCAGACTGCCAGCAGCTTCCTGAGCGCTCCTGTCTGCATCGCCTGCACTGGTGGTGGCTTCACTGGCAGCGGTCTGGGCGGCTTCTGTAGAGGCTTCCACCTGCTGGAGGGCCTTGTCCCTGGCTATGTCTACAGCCTGCGTGGCGGTGGTCTGCTTGTCACCGATGGCTTTCAGAGCGTCCTCTTTGGCGCTGATGGTGTCAGAAAGGGCCTGCCCGGACTTTTTGGCAGATGCCTCAGATTGCTGTGCTGCCGTCTGTGCATCGGTCTTGGCCTGCTCTGCGGCGGTGGCATCGGTGTGCACGGCATCCACCAGCTGCTGCCATGCAGGGGTGTCCGGCTCGGGCTCAGTGCCATCCTCTGTGCCGGAGTTGGCGCTGACACGATATCGCAGGTCTGCGCTGGTGACAGTCTTGGTGCCGTCGCTGCCTTCAAAGGTGATGCAGCCGTTGCCGGGCTGTGCGGTCACGCTGGCGGGTACGTCCACATAGCCGTCCACCACCAGCGAGGATGCCAGGTCTTTGCCGCCAGGCAGGTGCCAGAATGCGCGGATAGTCAGGCCCTCCCACTCGCCGGTTGCGGTGACGTTGAGCCGGTACACGCCCTTGTTTTTGGTGTAGCCAAAGCGCACCAGCTGCTCATAGCCCGGCACTTTGACGACGCCACTGGATGCGAGAGATACGCTTTGCTCGATCATAAATTACTCCTTGTTGATGGTAGGCTTCTTTTCTGCCAGTGCCTTTTTCATCATGCTAACGGCCTTTTCGATCACGCTGTCCAGCACTTCATCGGTGATAAAAGGCTTCAGCCAGTCCGGCAGTGCGCCGCGCAGTGCGGCAAAAACCTGTGCCTTTTTCTTTGCACCCTGACCGCTGCCCATGATGCTGCTTTCTGCCAGGGTCACGAGCTCCAGCGCCCACTGCTTGACGTACTGCTTATAGCCCAGGCGAATGGCACCTACGGCCAGAGAGATAAAGCCCAGGGCCATCAGAACCAGGGCGACAGGGGTAGGGATAAAGTTAAGCATTGCTTCCATGTTTTGTTACTCCTTCCATGAGGTAATTATCAATTTTTTCCTTGCTGGCCTGCATAGCGGGCACGTTGTTTCCGGTCAGCTGTGCTTCCAGCAGGGCACGAACGGCTTCAAGCGTCAGGCGGTTTACTTCGTCGATTTCCCCGAAGCGGGACAAATCGCGCCCAAGCGCCAAAGAATGTTGCGCATAGCCCGTTTCTAGCGTTTGCAAGCGCTTGTCCATCTCGTCAAGCCGCTTGTTCTGCGCATCGTCGGGGGCCTGCGCCTTTTTGATGTACTTGTGAATGATTTCCAGCACCTTGTCGATGGTGATGGCCGCAGCGCACAGGCTGCCCAGGACGCCCAGCACCCACAGGAGAGCTTCTTTTTCGGTCATTTGCCCTCCCGGAGACGGGTCAGGCCCTTCTTGCTGATGATTTTCGGATAGTTGCGTGTGGTCACATTGAGGTCAACGTGGCCGGAAATGCCAGGTACGCTGCCCTTACTGGTGTGCTGGTGAGCGTTGTAGGCAAAGGTTACGGCAGGCGTCTTGCCGGTGTAGTCGGCCAGCCAAACGTCGTAGGGGCTGAGAGCAGCGCCGCCCATATACAGGCGCGTCTTAGCAAAGCTGGTGTATGTATAGAGCTGGGCATAAAAGCCCATGTCCTCCACCTTTTTCAGGGCGTAGGCTGTCAGGTCGGTCAGCGCCTGCTTGCCAAGAACCCTGAATTTGTTGTCCTCCACGTCCACTGCCACAGGCATTTCCAGCGTCTTGCCACGCAGGGCGTCAGCCAGCAGGGCAAGCTCTGCGTCGGCCATCGCCTCGCTGGTGGCGTAGGTGTAGTAGTAGACACCCACCGCCAGACCTGCCGCCTTTGCATTGCGGTAGTTTGCTTCAAAGGTCGGGTCGATGTACAGGCCGTCTGCTCGCTTGGAGAGCTTGCGGTTTGTGCTGACGGTCTTGAGCATGACGCCCTGATAGCCAGCGGCCTTGACCTTCTTCCAGCCCTCCGGTGTAATGCTGCCCTGATACCGGCTTACGTCGATATAGCGGTAGGGCGGTGCTCCCGTCCACTCGGTCACAGATGCCATGGTGTCCTCCTGCTCTGCCTGTTCTTCCGCTAAAGCGGCAAAGAACCGGCTCAAAAAGTTAAAAAGTGCGGTCAAAAATGTGTTGTTTATTGCAATCACCCTCCCGGGCCCAAGAGTAGGCATTAAGTGCTATGGGCGGCCTCCTGCTGGACCAGCAGCTCGGTCAGCTCTTTGTACTCGACTTCGGTGATGCGGCCGAGGGCGTAAAAAACATCAATTTTTTCCGCAAGGCCAGCGGTCTGGCCGCGCTCGATCAGGCGTTTACAGATACGATACAACATAGTTTTTACCTCCTTATGTGGTGGTGTCAGTGGTGGTGTCGTCGGTCAGTCCCAGCTCCAGCAGGGCGACGCGGTATTCCTGATCTACCGCCAGGGCGTCCGTGTCCGCCTGCGCGGCCTGGGTCTCGGTCAGCAGTTCGGCAAGAGTGGGGTAGTGGTAGCCGGTGAGCCAGATCTCTACGGTGTAGCCGCCGGTCGACGTTTCTGTTGCAAAGTGCAGGGTCCCGTTTGTCTGGAAAGTCGTGTTGGATGCGAAAATTCCAGTGCCATTTCCGTAGCTATGATTGGCGGTGCTGCCTTTTGCGATGTCTACTTCTTCGCCGTATGCGTGGGAACTGTCGTTGTACCTCGTCTTGACGTGCACGTAGTCCAGGCCGTCTGGCATTTTGATATCGTAGGTCTTCCACCTTTTTCCGGTTTCTTCGTAGTGGTTCCACACCAGCCGGGGCTCCGACTTTACCGCCACGGCGGCAGCGATCTTGTCATTGAGCGTTTTGGCGCTGAGGGTGCCGTCCGGGGCGATGTCCAGGTAGCCCCCCACCTTTACGCCGCCCAGCTGGGCCGCCGTGGCGGGGCGAAGTGGCATGTACCGCTCAAGCAGCTTTCTGATCTGGTCCTGCGTCGGGTAGTCTGACAGGTCCACCTCTTTGCGGGTATCGATCCACGCGCTGGTGTCACCGTCCCACGTCCAGATGGTGTCTGTAGTGCCAACGACCGCCCACCAGCCGTTTTCACCTACAGGAACAGCAGCTTTCAGAGCTTCCGGCGTGGCGTACCACCCCTGTGCACCGATGGTGATGGTGCGGACCTGCTCAAAGTATTCTTTTGTGCCCTGCAAATAAGTAGCAGACTGAGATTCCGAACGCTTTGAATTGGTTTCGCTTGTCTTGGCAGCGGCAGCAGACAAAGCTGCATTTTCAGAGTCCGCTTTTACAATTGCTGAAACATCTTTTGCGGCATTTTTGGCAGCCTGTTCTGCTTTTGCACGTTCTTCCGCAGCGGAATTTGCCGCAGAAACGGCTTCCTCTTTTGCGTTGATGGCACCTGCAACTGTACTCAGCTCATTTAAAGTGGATGCGTTGATCGGTGTGCCGTCCTTTATGGGTCCGTCGTTTCGGACGAGCGTTACAACTTCAGACGACCCATCCTCATGGACTAACGTCCACCTGCCAGGATATTTCGAGATTCGATCTTCAAAAACCATATTGTCCCTCCCCAGCCATGTATTCGCCAGAAAAAGTAACGTAAGTTTTGGCGATTGATTCTATGTCTGACAAAATGCTTTCAAGTTGGTTCATTGTCTCGAATCCGAGCCTATCCATAGACGTAGGTGTCGGCGCAGTTTTGGCGTCTCCTGAGTTTTTAGAACGAATAGATTCGATATTCGACAGCCACCTAGCAGCATCCGACGTGGTAAGATACCCGTTTATGTTCCAGTCCGTCTTGACATCTACGTCCGCACCAAGAAGTGAAGCAAGCTCTGATATGCCGGTTTCTATTCTCGAAAAATCCCTGTAGTCAAGAGCTCCTTTCATGCCGGAAAGCCACTCCGCTTTTTCCTCATCCGTCCAGGTCCCATTCACGGCTTTACTGTAAATGAACTTTAGGCGGTCAACATCGTCTTGGCTTCTGTCTGTAATCCAAATCGCCATAGTCTCTCCTTAAAGCAAAATCTTTTTGCCGTTGCCGACTTTAGTCGTGGACGGAAGCGTAAAAGCAGGGCTGAACTTGTTAGAGCTCCATGCATTGTACTGCTCTGTTAAGAAAAATATCCTACCTGCGCTAGACGTTCCAAGACTGTAAGTCCCAACAAGTTGTCCCACGATATGGTTTCCATCAAAATCTCGCCATGCAGGGGAACGTGACCATCTGCGGATAAGACGATTGACGGAATCATCATAAGACTGAACAAAAACATTTCGGGTTTGCTTTGGTAGTACAGAACCTTCTTTTTTGAAAAATGGGTTACTGCCATTTACATAAACATCTGCGTTTTTGTCTTCCGGGTCAAACATCTCATAAATAGACGGGAGAAAAACACTGCGAGAAAGCGTTCTGATTTCCGCAGTGCTACCACCTACCGTGTAATAGAAAGAGGTAAGCCCCATTGCGGACTTGACGGTATCGCTAAATCTGTTTGCGTAATCTCCCTTCAACAGCCTGTCGATGGAGCTTCCGTCGTATGTATTGACGTGCGTCTGGTTCCACACCGTTTCAGCAAGAGGTTCTTTCCTGATAAGAAGTGTTCTTCCGGGACCATTTAAACCAGGCTCATACCCATGTTTTGCAACAACAAACTCTACATCCGCACCACTTTCTTGAATGTAAACAGACGATCCTTCCGGCATATCCGACAAAGACGGAGCCTGACTGATAACGTTACACTTTGCAGATACGGAAGATACGAAGGCTGTGACTACGGCATCTCCACTGGAAACAAAAGAAATGTCGCAAGCAGAAACGCCGCCTTTATTGGAAACGACGGAAATGGAAACAACGCCGGGAGGAGATGCTTCCCATCCGATTGCTGGGGAATCCTCTGAGGAAGGGACAAGCGTTGCGGTTAAACGAACAGTCTCTCCAGGAGCAACGGAAATGGAATCCCTGTCAAGCCTAAGAGCACTTACGCTTTCCACCATATATCCTTCCATCGTACCTTTAAAACATCCGTTAAAGGTATACTTGGCATCCGTAACGAGAACGTTCGATGCATATCCAAACTGATGGTTTGCTCTAACAAAAGACAACGCATCAATATGGGGGCTTGCGCGAAATTCCAGGTTTACCTTTCTTCTGTTAGAAAGAAGCGCATATGTTTCGGTCAATGCATTTTTTGCACTGGAAGATACAGATTTCGATACAAGCGGATTATTGATGCTTTGGGTCGCTCCGTTCCCACTAGCTCCGGCTGGATAAAAAACGGATTCGCCGCCGACCTTGCACGATACGTTTTTTATTTTTGTCGAAAACGTTATTTCTGGGTATTTAAAGCTATTCAAGAGCGATATTTCCTCAATGCCAGACCTCGTGACTGGAACAAGAGGGACACGTTCAATGTGAATGACCCCATCTCTGGATTGGTAAAGAGCCATTCCGGCTGCGTTTGCGGCAAGCTGAAGGACGTCTGCATTTTTGTAGGAAGAAGTATCAGAGGAAATGTCGCAAGAATAGTTTTTTAATTCTTCCGAAATTTCATAAGATATCCCGGAAACATCCAGAAGTTCCAATGCATCAAAGCACATCTGATAAAGGGTTCCGCTCGTGTGCCCGGTATAGATGGAATCTTGGAGGAAAGACAAAGCGTCCCTGGCATCAAACGACGCCGTTATGCCATTTGCCGGAATTGTCCACCCAGAAAGAAAGAACTTCCCTCCGTCAATCCATTCGACCGTATCTCCAATGTCCATGCCGTACTGAACTGAAATCTCTTGACGTTCATAGAGATACCGATAAAGTCCACCTGGATTTACCGGGTTCCAGCGTTGTTCGGAGTTATCAACAGAAAACGAAACGGAATCTTTGGAAAGCTGCCCAGAAATCGGGTCGCGCTTTGATTCGTGCGTATAAGAAAGCAAATCTGCTTTGCTAAATTGGACGCGCAGACCAAATTCAACTTGTTCCACTCTGGCCCTGCGGCCCTGGATGCACCATTCTAAAATTTCCAGACTGATTGAATCATATCCGGAAATCTCAAAATCTACGGAGGATTCAACAGACTGGTTGTCGTCAACTTGTTTTGCTGCAACAAGCTCGCTTCCGTTATAGACTGTCAATTTAAAAGATTTTGCATATTCATTTAAAGCGGATGACCACACGATTGTAATTCCGGGGATTCTCTCAGTGTGTGTTTTGCTGAAAGAGAAAGTGATAATCGGATGGTTTGTGTCAGAAACACAATCCATGCTTAAATACCCAGCGTTCTCGTAGGGCTCTGAACCTGGGACCAAAAATTTGCTCCCGTCAAGGGCCCACAAATTAGGTTCTCCGGTGGCATAATTGGCCAAAGAAGCAGAATCTAGATCTGTGACAGACAACGTGTTGCTGAATAAAGCCTGGTTGGAAGAGCTGGCAATAGCGTCTGCTTGCGCCTTATCGTCAGAGACGTGGTAAGTGATGCGAACAAACATCTCCGGAACAAGTGTTTTTTCGTATTGTTCAAGCCACTTGTCGGAAGGTAGAAAGCCCATGAATAATCACCTCTCTTAAACTTCAACCAGGCTAAGGGTCGCTCCGACCCATCCCATAACGTTTCCGTTGGATGGGGAACACCTCCACATCCCAGCGGTTCTATCGGAAACATACATTTGCCTTGTCGTGTAGCTTGCAGTCGCTTGGTTATAAAACCGAACAGTGCAGTAAAAGTTTGCGGTGAACGGCCCGATGACGTCCGCCCACTGTCTTGCGGTAAGATAATTCCATTTTAGGGAAATCTTTGCAACATCGTGCCGCACCACAGACCCAACGACTTTGCCTTGTACGTTTCGTCCAGAATCAACTATAGTGCTTGTTATGGCATCGTAGGAGGAAGGCTCAGGCAGCTCTCTGCCATTTACTGTGACGAGAGATTGCATAAAACGTAAACCTCCTTAGTAGCTGTAAACTTCGTCTCCCATAATCTGGAACCCACGCTCAGACTGCCGTTTCTCAACGGATGCGGTGATTTGCTTTCCGTCAAGGTAAATCTTGAGCTCTTTCCCTCCGGTAAGCTCGTCTCCGTACCGCTGGAAGATGTCAAGGAATGCGTTATAGCAACCATCATGGACGGCACTGCGGAGCTCTGCGGGGCTCGCTCCACTATTGGAAGAACTTGAATAATAGCTTCCAACAGATGTGGTAGAGCCGTTAGCAGAATCGTAATCGCTCGTGCCAGGGTAGCTTGAATAATTGTTGTCAATAGACGGAGCAGAACTTGTCCCATGCTTCCCAACAAGCGTTCCAACGATTCCTGCGATAGCGGCTGCAATTGCAACGCCGCCAGCAATCATGATAACGCCCGTCGGAATACCGAGAGAAGTCAACACGCTACCAATGGTCTGCAAAATTCCCATGAATGCGGCACCGATCTGGCTGATTAGCCCAGCAATTCCAGCAATTATGGATGGAAACTGGCTCAAAACGCCAGAAGAAAGACCGATACTTATTGCTTTGCCGGATGCGGAAATCGGGCCAATCAGAGAGGAAAAGGATGCTGCAATCTTGCTACCGAGACCGACAACCTGTGTGGAAATTTCTCCAAACTTTGAAGTGATTCCATCCAGAATGTTCTTTCCAACAAGTTTTGCAGAAGAAAACGCTTTGGAACTAACGGTCTTGAGGGCACTGGTGAGGTTGGAAACTAAGCTAGAGGTGTAAGCCTTGACCTGGTTTCGATTTTCCTCGCCCATTGCTTTCCAAATGATGGCTGCGGTGTTTTCAGCAACAGTCTGAATATCGCCGTTTTTGACTGCCTCGACCATACCCTTGATCGTTCCAATGAAGTCGCTCTTAAGGCCACGGTCGATTTCATTCCACTTTGTGTCAAACGTATTGACCATGTTGTCAACAAACCCGTTTGCCACGTCTGCACCATAGTCAATTAGCTCGTTGCCTTTCGCCTGAACCGCATCAACAAGGCCGTTCATCGCATTTTCAACATACTTGATTCCTGCGGCAATACCGTTTGCAAGGCCTTGGTCGACATAAACGCCGATTTGGTGAAACACTTGCGAAGGAGAATGAATTTCAAGCGCATCTTTGAAGCCATTGACAAAACCATCAGTGAAGCTCTTAATACCATTTGTAACGGTACTCCATGCATCTTTTAGGCCGTTGATTAGGCCATCCCAGATGAATTTGCCAAGCTTTCTCAATTCGTCAGGAAGCTTTTTGAACTCACCGACAATAGACGAAATGATTTTTGGAACTTCAATAACAACGAAAGCTATCATGCGCTCCCGCCATTTAGAAATAACGTCAAGAGCTTTGAGAATTGCAGTCCAAATATTTCCCGGCAGTTCTTCAAAAAACTTAACAACAGACGAAACGATTTTTGGAACTTCGGTTGTTACAGTAACGACCATGTTTCCAACCCACTCCCCGATTTTGCCGACGGCAAATCCAAGGGCATAGCCGATTTTTTCAGGAAGAGAGCTGAACCACTCGCCAATGCTATTTATGACATCTCCAACCTTTCCGGGAAGAGAAGTCATAAAATCAATGGCCGCATTCCACTTGGTAACGATAATTTGCTTGATGGCTTCAATGCGCTGCTCAAAAACATTTTCGACATAATGCATTTTAATGTCGGCTTCTGCAGCAGCATCTGTTTTTTCACCGCTCTCTTTAGCGCCCCATTTGATACCAGCCCAGTGAAGAACAAGGCCAATACCGACACCAGCAGCGGCAACGGCTCCAGCAACAGGAAGGCTTGCGCCAACAAGCAATGCAACGCCAGCACCAGCAACGCCGCCAAAAATTCCCATCAAAGCAGCAATGATGGTATCAAGAACCGGAAATTCTTTCAACTTTTCGCCAAGAGAGAATGTGATTCCCGCAAAGGTAATAAGACCTGCAAGACCGATAGAAAGCGTTGCGGCTGTACCAGTGGCTACGCCAAGATTAGTGAGCAACGTAATGCCCGCAATGGAACCAAAAGCAGTAGTTAAAGCAGCCTGAATCCATGTACTTGCATCGCCAAGATTGGCTTCGCCGGTACCAAGCGCATAAGTAAGGCCTGCAAGGCTTGCCACAAAAGCAATGCCCATGCCAAGCGTAATGCCATCTGCGCCCATTGTGCGCCAAAGAACAAAAGAACCAAACGCAGCAGACACCACTTCGCCTAAAAGCTCAAGAGGATTTCCACTAGATGCGTAGCCTTTTGCAAAACTGAATACTAACGATGCTTCGACAACAACCGTTGCAATTGAAAGAGCCAACTTTTGCAATTCTGTCATCTTGGAAATTGCTGTCGCAATGTCCGTCAGAAAATCAACAATTTTCCACAACGCAAGTGCGGAAGCAATAGCACCAATAATCGGTAGCATATCTTTGATTTTCTGCTTGATAGCATCAATCTGCTTTGCAAACTCTTCGTTGTACTGCTTGAACATATCGTAGCCGGACAGGTCTACGTCGCCCAAGATGTTGCCAGCGGATGCGCCACTGCCAGAGCCAGAGCTCCCCTGTGTAGGGTCGATGATGTTCAGCTCATCAAAGCCCATCGTGTAGTCCTTAAGGGCTTTGGCAGCTTTCTTGGTGGATTCTGCCGTGTCGTCCATTGCGTCACCGATGCCGCCAACGCTATCAGCGCTCTTGGCGAAATCGGTGAGCACGACTTTTACGCCCATCAGTTTTGCCACCCACTGAACGAACTCTCGGATAAGTTCAACTGCCGCAATCAGAGGAGGGAGAATGGATTTTAAAGCAGGGTAAAGCAAAGAACCGATATCTCGTGCAAGGCCAGACAGCTGTGCTTTCAGAACACGAATCATATTCGCAGGACTAGAGAGCGTCCGAGCAAAATCCCCCTGTGCATCGGTGGTCTGCTTTAAAATTGCAATGTATCTTAAGGTAGCTTTATCTGCCTGAGAAAGCGTGGAAACTTGCTTATTAAAGCCAAGCGCAAGAAGTTCTTGCTGAAGCCTTGCTTGAGAAATGTCAACGCCAAGCTGAAGCATTGGCTCAAGTTCGCCAGCCATAGCCGAACGAATCTTCGTAAACGCTTCCGAAATGGGGATGTTTTTCAGCGAAGAAAGGTCATAGCCTAACTGGGTAAGACTTTTTGACAAAGTATATGCTTGCTCTTTTGCAAGTCCGAAACTCTTTGTCATGCTATAAATGTTCGCCATAGCGTTCATGGCTTCTGACGGGTCGATTCCTAGCAATTGTTCCATCTTATCAATGAAACCGCTCGCTTCGTTTGTCATGTCGCCCATCGATATGCCAAACATATTAGCCGCTTCGTAGAAGTCGTTAAACTTCGCAACAGCGTTGCCAAGATACTCAGCGATAGCTTTCAACGAAACCAGCTTTGCCATGTTTCGCATAAAGCCGTTCATCTGATTGGACAGGCTAAGATAGCTCTTGCGCTGCTTTTCATTGGCTGCGGTCACACGGTTCGCCTGTGTCACAACCTTGCTCAACTGCGGGGGGAGCTTTGCAAAGGCGTTGCCTACTTTGTCAAGCTGAGATGCAAGGGGAGCAAGAGCAGCAGAAATCTTCTGGCAAGAGCTTGCAAAAGAATCAAAGTCAGTCGCTTTCAGCTTGTCGGTCAGGTCAGGAACCTTTCCGATCGCATTGAAGGCGCTACCAAGAGCTTTAAGGTTCGATGCGTCCAGAATGGACAGCGGAGCCAAAGAGTTAGTGAGCTGAGTAATGCTTCCAGACATGGAGTAAAAGTCCACGCCGTTCAAGCCAGACACAGCCGCTGGAAACTTCTTGATCGCATTCACGACCGTATTGATGCTTTTTGCGCTTGCGGTCTGGTTTACGTTGGAAAGTCCATTTAGAAAGCTGGTGATTTTGTCCAGCCCGGACATTCCAGCGGATGCCTGTTTCAGCGTTGCAATAGACCCAGCCAGCTTGTCAAGGCTGTTCACAACCTTTGTAACGTTGCCTTTCGTCCGCAAATTAGAAATGGCGGTAGCGAGCTTGTCGATATTAAGCTCTGCGCCCTGCGATTCCGCAGAAATCTCTACGGATAAGCTCGTAATATCAACATCAGCCATCACTACCACCATCACTTTCCATCATAGAGAACATCATTCTCTTGATTCGCTCCTGCGCCTCAACTGCGCGTTGGTATTCATACTCGTCTTTCTCCTTTTGAGTAAGGGGAAGCGGTCTATCCATGTACTTGATGGGGCTAGACCCTTTCTTTCGGAACATATTGCCAACCGTAGAGGAAAGCGCAGATGCCATGTAAAAGCCATTTCTCCACGCTTCTGTGTTGGCTCTGCGTTCCCGCAGCTCCTCTGCGTCGCGATAAACCTTCGCCAGCCAGACATCGCCGTACCAGAACTGGTCGTAGGTCATGCCGATGGAGATGTAATAGGCTTCTACATCGTGGAACAGCTTGGAGAAGGAGAATGGCTCTCCCTCTCCGTCTGTTTCCTGAGATTGTGCAGTTACACAATCTCCCACGTTGCGTTTTTTGCGGTCTTGTCCTCAGTGTCAGTTGCCAGCAGAGACTTGGAAGCGTCCATGAACATCTCAAGCAGAATGCCCATCAGATCTTCCTTCTCCTCGATGTGCTGGAACATCTCATCAACGACCTTGCGCTTGATGCCCTTGTTTCGTGCGATAAAAGCACCGTAGAACAGGGCACGGGAGTTGGAAAGCAGATTTGTCATCTGGGTATACTGGCCAATCTGAAAACCTGCACGCTCGGTGGCTTCCACGCTGTCACGGGTGAAGGTCAGCTCGTAAGTGTTCTTGCCATCGGGGGAATGAAAGTTGATAACCTTAGCAGCCATAATAAATGCTCTCCTTTATAAATAGAGGCAGAACCAAATCCGTTGTTCAGTTCTGCCCGGTTTGATTGATTCGATTTTTGCGGTTTAGCCGCCAGTGACGGTCAGGGTCTCGCTGAACTCAGGCTTCTTAGTGAAGATGCAGTTGATGGTCATTTCCACAACCTCGTCTACGCCAAAGCCGGACAAGCCAACCTGATGCATACCCTGCCAAGTGAAGCCGGAGCCGTCCTGCATCTTCAGGGCGTAGTACTTCACAGCGTTGCTCTCGGAAGTCTCATCATAGCCAGCTGCTTTGACCTTCGTATAGTCCGCCTTGTTGTAGTTGGCGGTGAAAGACTTAGTGTCGCTCTGGATGATGCCAAAGATGTTGACCTGCATCGGGTCAGACAGAGTAGTGGCATCCAGAAGGTTCGGCTCGGAGATCAGGTCGGGCACATCCTTGATGTCGCACAGCTTCGTCAGAGCGGTTGCGCTGTCGCCACAATACAGGGTGGTATTCAGACCGGAGATAGCAGTACTCATAGAATGTTTACCTCCTTAGTTTCGGTAAATCATTCCGTCCTCTCCGATTGTTGCCCCGTAGCTGCAATCAATCCGATAGACGGAATTGTTGTACAGCCCATTCAACGGGGCAAACGACTTGCGATAAAATTTAAGCGGTTCAAGAACAGAATCCACGATGCCAACAATGGAACGTGCTTCTGCAATGCGTCCGGTGTTCTTGTTAGAGTAGACCCGCACACGCAGGGAAACGGCGGCGTACTTGCTGTGACCAGCAGAATCAATGTGCACAGGAAGATTGTTGTTTTCCTCTATCTGCACACACGGAAACTTCTTGACATTGCTGTCATTGATTTCACCAGTAACAAAGATGCCGGGAACTTGCTTTCGCAGCTCCTTAGCAACGGCCGTGAAGATAGAATTGAAATAATCAATCAACTATTCCAAACCTCCCTCCACGTTGCTTCGACCTGAGAAGCCATTTCCTCAACAGCCCCCCACATAGCCATAGCTGGCTCGTTGCCGTCGGTGTAATTCAACTGACCTTTGCCGTCCACTTCCTTAACAGGAGTGCCAGCATTGCCGGATTCTCCGTAGTAATACCATCTGCGGTTTGCACCTTGCCCTTTGCCGTAGGAGCCATGCGCCCCAACGCCGGGCGGTAGTTCGCCGCCATATCCGTTGTGATGCGCGCCAGTGCCAAACTCGATAAAGGCAACTGCTTTGCCCTCTGCAATGATGGTGCAGGTGTTTCCGTTCTGCTCAACACGGCAAGAGACATCGTTGCTACCGGCATATTCTGCATTCGCAAAGCGAACTTTCGCCACATCAAGCCCTCTATCAGCCAACGCCCTCGCAAACTCCTGTGCTTTTTGATTCAGGGTGGTCTTGTACTCCTGTATCTGACGTTCCGCATCACGAAGTCCGGCATCGCTCAACCTCACTTTAATTTTCACTTGCAGCCACCTCTTTCAGCGCATACAACGTGTCCGTGATATGCTCTGCGACCTTGACCACAATGTAGTTAAAAGGCTTTGAAACGTCCGTCTGAAACCAGACGTGCGTGCCCTCATAAAGTGGAGTGTTATGCTTTTTGCTGGATGAACTGACCACATAGCTGTAATCCGTGAACGCCCCAAAAGGGCTTGCTTCCGCAGAACCAGTAGGCGGGCTGACGTTCAGAATCAGCTTTGCAGGGTCACTCCACGTCTGCGATGTCTCGCCAGTTTCGTTTCCCCATTCGTCCACAACAGGCGTTTTCTCGCCAACAGGGTTCGAGTACCACAGCGGGCGCTTGTCCAGCGGGCTTCCATTGAACATCAGCCGATAACACCTACTCTCGGAACAACTTCATTCAGCAGAGACTGCGCCACATCGGAGCTTTCCCACACACGAGTGATGCCGTTGTTGGTATAGCTCGTCTGTCCATTTGCGCCGATGTGGTTATACAGTTCCGCTGCAATGCGTATCTGCAACGACTCATATTGCGAGGGCAGCTCGTCCGGTCTGTTACCAAAGGGGTAGCCCTGTGCAAATATCTTGTCTTTGGCGAAATCAAGCAGCAGGTCGAAGAGTGGGTAGTCCTCGTCCGTGATTTCACGGTCAAGTGCTGGGGCAATGTACTGCCCCAGCTTGACTGCCGATTCAGAATACTGGTCTCCCATGCTGCTTTCCTCCTTTCGCCTTAGTAAGCCTTGATGCAGTACACAGCGTCCATGCGCTCAAAGGACGGCAGGACGATTTCGGAAGCGTAGACGTTGGCGTTGACCGGATGAACGGTCAGCTCAGTGGTGATGGCAACGCCAGTGTTCACGATGGACACGGATGCGCCAGACTGACCAGACAGCAAGTCGGCCTCTTCAGGAGTAGTGCCGTACCAAGTGCTGCCCAGAGCGCCGGAAGGAGCAACCACCACCATGCCATCGGGCAGGTACTTCTCACTTGCGCTGTACTGGTCTGCCTTGAACATCTTGTCATAAAGATGGATGGTCAGACCGGTTGCAGATTCGATAATCTGCCGTGCTTCGGCATCCAGCAGAACAGCATTTGCCTTTGCGGTGACGGTCATGAACCGGTTCTTCACCTCGTCCGCAGCAATCATGTTGCGGAAGGTTGCGGTGTTCATGTAAACCTCAGTCACGACCTCGCCCACGCTCGCCAGAACAGCATCCTTTGCGGCGTTCAGGTCGGCAATGGGGGTGGCGGTGGCAGCAGACCACTTAGACTTTGCGACACCACTGATATCCTTAAAGTTGGTGGACTTCCAGCCGCCGTCCGGGTCGTAGTTGTAGGTGTAGTTCACGCCGTTTGCCTTGATGGTGATGCCAGGAATGCCATTGGCGGGAGCCAGCAGCTGCCAGATCATGCGCTCAGGAACGATACGAGCGCCAGTGATAAGCTGTGCGGTGTCATCGTACAGGCGGTTCATCACGTCACGGGCGTAAGGGTCGTTGCTGTCCAGAACGCGCAGGATTTCCTGACGGTCTTTCTCGCCCAGGTGGTAGCCCTCGCGGAAGAAAGGCATCTCGGTTTCATCAAACTTGAAGCCCTCACGGGTGCGGAACGTAGCCTTTGCGTCAAATGCGCTGGGCATCAGAGACACGCCAACGCCCTTGTGACCACGCAGCCACTTCAGATCGAGACCGGCCTTCTTCTTGGCAGGGAACAGTGCGTCAGATGCAAAGGGCATCGCATTGGTAGGGTCATTCGTCCAATAGGCGGCAATCGCAGCCGGGGCAAAGACTTCCTTAAGATTCAGTGCCATGTTGTTTTACCTCCCATCAAGCGTTCACGCTGATGTTGTCACGGCAGAAGATGCCAGGAATGGCGGTCTTAAGCGCGGTGATCGCATCAGAATCATAGGTAAAGCCGGAGCTTGCAGCGGCCTTTTTGGTGTCGATAACGCCACGAATCAGCAGAGAAGCATTGGGGTTCTCTTCCGGGTCAACGTCATACAACAGAATGCCGTCAGCGGTGGCAGAAGTTGCCTTCTTGCCAGCTTTGGTCATGGGGTAGCCAGCCTTAACCGCAGCAGTTTCAGTCACGGTAAAGGGAATGGCAGTATAGTCATTGGAAGCAAGGATGGTATCGTTGATTCCGTTGACCGTGTTTCGGGTAAACTTCATGTTTTCCTCCTTGTTAATGGAAAGCACTCATTGCGTCACTCGATGCCTTAGAAGTATTTGCGTTCTGCTGCGCAAGGCTCTTAGCAAACGCCACGCCCTCGCTGTCAGAACCGCCTTTGCCATCCGCACCCGGAGGTGTGGGCATACCCTTCAGCAGAGAAGCCTTATACGCTGTGTCGTGGGCGGTCATAAACTCCGACTGGAACTTAAACACCTTGTCCATGTCACCGTCAGCCAGTGCAGATGCAGCCTTATTGGCAAGTTCAGCGTCATAACCCTGTGCAACGAACTTCTCACGGTAGGATGCAAGGGTCTTTTCCTTGACGAGGTTCTCCTTGTCGGCAGTTAGGTCTTCAATCTGCTTCTGCATCTCGGCCAGCCGGTCAGCCTGTTCCTGTGCGGCATTCTCGGCATCGGTACGCTTTGCCTTGAGCTGCTTCTTGTACTCAGCAGCTTCACCGTTTGCTTTTGTCACAGCGTTGCGCAGCTTCTCGACTTCTGCGTTAGGGTCTGCAACCTTTTCAAGCGCAGAAATGATTTCATCGGCGGTCATGCCCTCTTTGTAGGCATCACCAAGCAACACATTGAGTTTCATATCGTTAATTTCCTCCTGCGTTTTTTTACCGTTGCTTCCCTGCAACGCTGCGAAATTTTTATCCCGGCTTCCCTGCCGGAATATGCAAAGGGCTATTCGCCCTCTGTTTCTTTATTGATGCTGTCCGCCTGTCCGTCCGATGTTTTGTTGACATCAACAACTTGTTCAGGCTGTCGCTCCTGCGGTTTCGGAGCTTTGCCGTCCTCGCCCAGCTTGCCAGCGGCAATCAGGAAGGGCTTGCTCATTTCGTAAGCAGCCTGCGGGTCGGGGAACAGACCAGGCGTGGTGAACGCCAACTGCGGGTCGATAGTCTGACTGAGCATCTGTGCAAAAATCTGAACCTTACTCTGCTGGTTGTCGTACTGGCGGCGCGGCAGTTTGATGTTGATGTCACTCGCCATCAGCTTAGAACCAGCCGTGTCACGCAGGATTTTAAGCATTACAGACAGGCTTTGGCGTTCCGAGAACTTGAACATATTCTCGTACTGCTGCGCCCTTGCTTCTGTGTGATTCCAGCCGTTGCGGACGATGACTGCGCCCACGTTGTCGGACGTTGCGTTCTCGCTACCAGTAGCACTGGGCATGGCGGTCAGGCTGCGGTACACATTCAACATGGAATCAAGCAAAGTCTGGCTCTGCTGCTGGTCAAGCTCGTTTGCAATCTGCGAAACGGAGGCGGGCAAGCTGGTTGTAGATTTCAAGCACATTGCCCCAAGTTCTTTGACCTGTTTCAGTGCGTTATCATCCACAAGACAGTTGGTAAATACCATGATGGACTGGATGAACTGCGCTACACCGTCCAGACGGTTGCTTTCAAGGTCGTTGATGGCATCCAGAACGGGAATAGCCGGTTCAAACAGACCCATGCGCTCCGGGTTGAGCTTGTATTCGACCATCGGCAGCATTCCAAGAGAGTGGTTCTCCGATTTTGTGACCTTGCCGTTGTCGATTTCAAAATACTGGTTTGGCGTGTACACGCAAATCAGGTCGTTCAGGTCATTCTGATAATTGCGTGGGATGTGCAGCACGTTGGCAATAGGCTTGTGCCCGATGCCGGAGTTGTAAATCACATACGCCATGTCGGGGTCGGGAACGTCAACCAGCAGGGGCGTTTCGTCCGGGTAGTTGCCGCCATACCCCTTGTCAGGAAGAACAATCCGGTATCCCTGTCCGCATTCCAACATCCACTGCCAGAGCCGCCGATCAAGTGCATCTTTACCCTCATACTGCAAGGCGTTAGACAGCCGGGCGATTTCCTCACCGTCACCTGTTGCCGTTTCAGACCGCACATAAGAGCAGGGAGTGCCGCTCATGTAGCCTGTGTAGAAGCCCACGCACTCATTGGCGTGGTTCTCTACAATGCGGTTCGTGATTTCCGCGTGGTATTCCTTCGTGCGGTGGAGGACTGGCTGGCTACCCAAGTAGTAGTTGTGCAGAAAGCGAATCTCGTTCTTATTCAGCAGATGAATAGGCTCTGCCTTACCCATGACCACTTTCAGCACGTTCTCCCGATTGATTTCCGTCTCCGGTGTTTCAATCGGTCTGCGTCCGGTCAGCGGATTATTCAAAAAGCCGCAAACGACCATCTGATACTCAGCCATGTGTTCCTCCTTTCCGGAAAAATAAAAAGCGCAGCAAGAAAACCTGTTAAGGTCTATCTCACTGCGCTTACAACTGCGCTTCAAAAGCTATTCAGTTTTTAAACTTTGGTACGGAGACCCATGTATCTTTTGGAAGGTTGGAATCTCCAATTGTAATCCAATGGCAAAGAGGACACAGAAGGGAGAACTTACCTTCCACTTCGCCAAGATAACGTCCGCAATCACATGGATTGCCGTTTGCGTCTTTTCGAGGACGCTTGCATCTGACTTTTGCTACCATCTGTGCTCCTTTCGTTGGATTCCTGGAAACAGGCTGTTGAGCACAGACCTGTCAGAAGCTACTGGGAAACTATTCGCACTTCCAGCCGTGCTATTCTTCGCCCGAAGAAAACCATTGCAGCCTTTACATTCAGTTGTTGGACAAACGCAAAACGGGTCAGCTGCAATTTTGGTGCTGCATAATGGATTTGAACCAATGTATGTCCGGTTATGAGCCGGATGCTCTAGCCTGACTGAGCTAATGCAACATAGAAACCCGGCTTAATTGGTTAACCGCTGCTCTTTGCAATGTCATGCCTAACCATTGCATCGAGAGCCGGGAGTAGCGGTGGAGGATTCAGAGAATAGAAAGCCAAGCAAAGAAGATGGTTGTGCTGCGTAACGGAATCGAACCGTTGCTTGCCAGCCGTGGGGGAGACAGGCTGGCATTCCCCTTACAATTGGAAACGCAACATATAAAGCCCGGTGAAGGTGAAAGAGTGAGAAAACCTCCACCGGTGAAAGGAGGAATATGCTTGTTGACACGCACGCGAGTAAAATGACAAAACCCCGCGTGCAAGCTATTCCTTTAAGGGAAGCTGCAAAACTTCCTGCGTACATTATAAGCCTTGCCAAGTGGTGAAATCAAATAAATAGACCCAGCGAACACAATATATTGTGTTTTTAATCAAAAAGGCCTCTTGACGGGCTCAATTTTACTGATTCCGTTGTACAGTTCATCGGCAAGCTGTGCCAGACTGTCCGGTGCATCATCGTGCGGAACTTTGCCAAGCTGCGTGAACATCGTCACCTGTTCCATGAACGCCTTGTACTCTTTTGACTGGTGTTTTTCGTCAAGGAAATAGAACCGTTTGATGTCCGGCGCATACTGAATGATTCTTGACAGCTTGCTTTGTCCACTGGGCGCACGCTGGCTACGGACAGAGCAGTGGTATCCTTGCTGCCGGAGCTGGCTATCCACCACGTCACAATATTCGTCACCGCCGTTGTTGGCTTCGCCACGCACCACGTTGATTTTGTGCTGGATGATTTTGCCCACGACCTCCGGTCTGGTCACGGTCTTGTCGCCGTTATTGAACACAAGGTCTGGGATGAACACGGCATCACCGTACACATAGGCGATAGGGCAGGCGGTAAAGTCACCGCCGCCCCATGCAATATCCATAACCATAAGCTTGCGATCGGGCTCTCCATCAGGCAGAACGCCATTGAAATACCGCAGTTCATCGGCAGGGAACAGCAGACCTTCACGCACATAGGGCTTGCCCATGTATTTTGCCCACCATGTTGCGTCATCAATGCTGGCTTTCATATCGGCATAGTAGGCATCGTCAAAGCCAACGCCATAGTCATAATTGAAGTTGCTGTGTCCGTTCTCGTCTACCGCAGGAATCACACGGAATCTGTACTTTGGGTTGTCCGCATACTGGTTCTGAATGCGTCCCAGAGGGTCAAGCACGTTCCAGCGCGTACCGACCATCAGCTCTAATGCGCCTTGCTTTTTACGGTCTTTCAGCTGGTTCAGATAGGCATCGTACTTGTTATTCAGACGCTCAACGTTCAGGCTTTCCTCCAAGTCCTCAATTAGGTCATCGCTGTACAGAACGCCGCCCTCGCCAATTTCAACAGCACCAGTTAGCGTACCGCCGATGGAACGACAGGTCAGGGTTGGGAAGCGCTTCTTTCGGTTCAGGTCAACGCTTTCGTCCTTTGCGCTCTTATCCACAAGCTGAACGTCAGGAAAGATTTTGCCCCAGTTGTAGGTTACAGGGTCGGTGATGATGGACAGCACTTCACCATAGAAGCCGTTTGTCAGCTTGTCAGAATGTCCGCTCATGACCGATGCAACGTCCGGGCGGTTGCCCATCAGCCATGTGATGAAGAAAATGCACAGCGTACTTTTGCCCACGCGAGCCGGAAGACTGACTCCCAAGAAGTCAATTCGCTTGTAAAACAGGTCTTCAAGATCATCTGCCAGCACCTTCAGCACTCTGCGTCTAGGCTGATAGAACTTCTTCTCTGGCGCACGATTCCATTCGAGATAGATGCAATAGCTGTCGAACACATCCTTTGCTTCAAACAGATACGTCCGACCGATAATGTCATAGACCTTCGCCACATCCTCGCCTGTTTTCATCTTGCCCATCATGGTTGCACAGATGGAGCGCAGCTCACCAGAGTATTTGTAGGCATCGAACCGCTTGTCTTGCGACAGGGCGTCTCTCAGGTTCACAACCGCCTGAAACCAGTCCTCATAGACCTGCACTTCGGTCGGATTCTGCTTTGCATACGCTTTGATGCTGTCAATGATGGCGATACACTGCTTTGGCTGCATAAAAAATAGGCACCCCCTACCTGAAAATGTAAAGAGTGCCTACAACTGCACAAAAATTAAATATTCGGTTTTATAATGCTGTTTTCGGAAAATTATTTGCTAAAATTTGTTTTAACAGATGGAATATGCGATTTATTTGACCTCTTCTGCAAGCTGGTTGAGTCTGCGTTTCAGCTCGTCTGTATCGTAGTACAAGGCGTCTGCGATGGCATTGAGGATATCGGGCTTGTCGGTGTAATCGCACAACGTTTCAATCAGTTTCAAGCTCTGATCTGACAATTTTACGGGTTTCATGTCGTTTTCCTTTCGGTTTTATTCTCCAGCTTTGAAATTGTAAATCGGCTTAATATGCTTTACAATATCAACGGTTGGAGAGATTGCGTTGATAATTTCCTGCGCTGGCTTATATGCCATCGGGCATTCATCCAACGTGGATTCATCGGCTGACGTAGTATAAATTCCATTCATCTGCTTTTGGTATTCCTCAACGCTGAATGCTTTTTTAGCCGCTGTTCTGCTATATAGTCTGCCAGCACCATGTGGAGCAGAGAAATTCCAATCAGGATTGCCCTTGCCAACACAGATAAGGCTTCCGTCTCTCATATTAAGAGGAATAATCAGCTTCTCACCCTCTCTAGCAGATACAGAGCCTTTTCGGATAATATCATCCGATTCATCAATATAGTTATGAACAGTTTCAAAGAAAGACGCATGGGTTAGCATAGAATTGATTCCAACACCATATAAAATGGTGTGCATAATTCTTGCTCTGTTCATCCTCGCAAAAGCCTGACAAATCCGCATATCGTTAAGGTAAGAATCACGTTCTTCACCTTCAAGATAGCAAAGCTCGTTCGGAATATCAGGGAACCGAATATCCAACTCTTTGATTTTTTGCGATATTTCCTGTTCACGACCTTGCTTTTTCAGTTCCTCGATCATGCGTTCCGTAGCTTCTTTTCTTCTGTTCTTTCCATTGATATTTGAAATGGCTACGTTTTGATGATACTCTGCAACTTGCTTTCCAAGATTTCGGCTTCCAGTATGGATAACAAGGTACTGGTTTCTTTCTTCATCCTCGTCCAACTCAATAAAATGATTGCCACCACCCAAAGTGCCCATACTGCGAAGAATCCAGTCAACATTATGCAAACTATCTTTGCAATCAAGCTGACTGAGGAAAGCATCCGACATTTTCTGCGATTCGTGAACATTCATTCCAGCCGGGACACGTTCTCTGATCACTTTATCTAACTTTTTCGGGTCGATGTGTTCAATTCCAAGTTCAGCGACAAGCATTCCGCAACCAATGTCCACGCCCACAATATTCGGAATGACCTTCTTGCCCAAGTTTGCCGTAAACCCAATTACGCACCCGGAACCGGCATGAACATCTGGCATAATGCGAATCTTGCATCCGTCAACAAAGCTCTGATTGCAAAGCGTCAAAATCTGCTCAGACGCTTTTTCTTCAATATTGTCCGTGAACACCTTTGCGGACGCATATTTTCCTTCAATCGTTTTCAACTTGTTCTCCTTTCTTGCTTGGTTTTATTCTAGGTTGTGAACAATGTCAACTGATTTTCAGCCTTTTAATAACTTCATCTGCTGTAAGGAACCCTTCTACATCTTTGTCCGTGACAGACCCCATTACTTCAATCAAGCCTTGTTCATAGCCATATGAACCATATCCGCAGATAGCATCCAATGCTCGCATTTCGCCATCATAGACCACAATCTGCGTTCCCCAGTCTTGATCTTTGAATAAATCAGGCTCTTTCGATACCAATTCATCCATTTCGGGAAATCTGCGACCGTATGTGTGTTCAATGCCACGTTCTGCAAGCATAGCATCCAACTTATCCATCTCTGTCATTTTATCCAGCCTTTCTCTGTTCAGCAATCCGATACCATGTCTGGCGGGTCACGCCAAGCTGCTTGGCCGCATCCGTTACCGTGAGAATGCGCTTCTCCACCTGTTCGTGAAGAACATGAAAAAGGTTGCGGTCGTACTCGGTGGGTTTGCGGCCTTTATAAACGCCTTTCTGCTTTGCCACTTCGATGCCCTCTTGCTGGCGATCAAGCATATTCTGTCGTTCAAATTCGTTGATGGCTGCAATCATCGTCAGCATCAGTTTACCTGTTGGAGTTCCTGTATCTAGGTTTTCTTTATCACTTGCAAGGTGTACGCCGTTAGCTTGTAGCGTTTCGACCATTTCAAGCAAATCCTTTGTGCTACGGGCAAGGCGGCTGAAATCGTGGATAAACACGGTATCGCCCGGCTGAACTGATTTAAGCATCTTCTGCAACTCTGGTCTATCCATATTCTTGCCAGAGACCTTCTCGATAAACCAACGGTCAATGTTATGCCGCTTCAACGCTTCTACCTGTCGTGCTTCATTCTGTTCGACAGTAGATACGCGAACATACGCTACGTTCATTCAGAATCACTGTCCTTTTCAATTACAGTGCCTTCAACAAGATATTTCCCAGCTCCAACAGTTCCAACATCAGGCTCAATAACAATGCGATAATTCAATGCTTTCAAGAACCTAAACAAAGTAGAAAGTTTCATGTTATCATCTTGAAGTCTGCGGTAAACAGCCTGATTGGAATTGTAATCAACGCTATCTGCCAACTGAACCATGCTTACGCGCTGGTTCTTCATAATGTCTTTTACAATTTCGGATCCATTCGTTGATATTTTTACAGGTTTCTTCTTTTCCGCTTCATTTTTTCGCATCGTCATTTTCCTGTCCTCTCTTTCTGCTACAATTATAAACGCTTCCGTTCACATTGTCAAGAGTTTTCTCAATTTTACTATCACCAAGTCCAGATATTTCTGAGGTCTCACTTATGTGACTGAATTATATTTACAGAATGTATATATTTTATAAAAAGAACGATACTTCGTAATGTGAAAAATCTGTTTGTAAACTTATTTATTTACATTCCGGGAGTGAACCGCTATCAAATATCACATATTTGTGACATAAATTCAGATATATCTGATTAAAATTATACAAATTGGGTTGTTGACAACTATATACCAAGCGTCTATAATCTAAGACAGCAGAACACACGATGAATCAGCCAGCAACGGTAGATTTATCCTTTGTGGCATAAAAAATAGGCCATCAGCACGACCGACCAAAGTTGCACTGATGACCTATTCCACCACAAAACAGAAGCTGCGCAACCAAGGGCGCAGTCTCGGTTTCTGTCAATTATTATAGCAGAAGCAGACCGCTTCTGCAATAGAAAGGAGCAAAAAACATGAACTTTCCCACGACAACCGAAGAATTTCTGAAAACCCTCGCCCACGGCAAAGAGCCGACCAGCGAGGACAGGGAGTACGCAGAAGCGCTGGGTAAGCTGTCCGAACTGAACTACCGGGCAGGGTACGAAGCGGGAGCGACCAAAAATAAGGACTGAGTTTTGTGCAAAACGTAGAAAGTGGTTTGTCAAGATGAACGAACACTAAATGTAGTGTTTCGTGGGTCTATTCCCGCTTGACTTTACTACATTTTGCGATTACACTTAATGCACCTCAAAGAAAGGAGATAAGAACATGGCAAGAAGTCCTTACATCGAAGCATACCGCCATCAGGTAGCCGTTGGCTTCACCGATCGTCAGTATGAGTTGCTGGTAGAGCACTGCAAGAAGTGCCGCGTATCGCTGTCACAGGCCGTCCGCGATGCCTACCTTGAGAAGTACCCGATGCCCAATGAAAACGAAAAATGATACGCTCGCTAAAGTTTGCCGACCACAGCGAACGTATCATATCAACCCTGAGAGAAGCATTCTCTCGCCGTTATTATAGCAGAAAATTGCTTCTCTCACAAGTGAAAAGGAGCTTTTTGATGCAACTTTCTTTGTCTGAGAACATCAAAATCTTCAACAACGCCGAGTTTGGCGAAATCCGTGTCATGCTCATTGACGATGACCCTTGGTTTGTTGGCAAGGACATTGCCGCAGCACTTGGGTACGTCAACACGAAAGACGCTCTTGCAAAGCACGTTGACGAGCAAGATAAGCGTCAGGGAGATGGGGTAGCGTTTTGCGACCCCATGGGCAGAGAACAGCATCCGACCATCATCAACGAATCCGGCCTATACAGTCTGATTTTCAGCAGCAAGCTGGAAAGCGCACAGCGGTTCAAGCACTGGGTCACTCACGAAGTTCTGCCGTCCATCCGCAAGCATGGGATGTACATGACCGACAACCTGTTGGAGACGGCTATTGCCAACCCGGACTTCGTGATCGGGCTGATTCAGAACATGAAAGCTGAAAAGGAAAAGAACGCAGCGTTGCAGACGCAGAACAAGCAACTCTGTGAGAAGAACGAGGAGATGCAGCCTAAGGCGGACTATTTTGACGACCTTGTGGCATGGAACTTGGCTGTTTGTTTCCGTGGCACGGCAAAGGAACTGCGTATTCCTGAACGCAAGTTCATCCAATCGCTTATTGAAGATGGTTACATCTACCGTGACAAGAACAGAAATCTCCTGCCGAAAGCTGGCAAAGGTGATGAACTGTTCGTTGTTAAGGAATTTCTCAATCGGAAGAATAAGCATGGCGGTTTGCAGACCAGAGTAACGCCGAAAGGCCGTGAGACCTTCCGTCTGCTCTATGCAAGCATTCGTAAAAGCGTATAACAACCTATAAGAAAAGCCAGTGGTTAGAGAACATCTAGCCGCTGGCTTTTTGTGTTATAGGTCAATCCTGCAAAGCAATGACTTCGTAGGAACTATATCCAACAAAACCGGACGATGGGTAAAGTTCAAATGTTGTCGTTTGCCCAGACGGAAGTGCATCGGTTATGTATGTGTAATCGCCACCCACAGGAACTTCGTTTCCTTCGGTGTCTTTCATTTTATAAATGACGATAACTTTTATCCAGTTGCTCGTGAACTGGCTATTGTTTGTAATTTGACCTGTGTAACGCAGATCGTACCCAGAGCCACGTTTAGAAACATTGGTAACGGAAAGCTCACCAGCACGAATAACCTGATTGGATGCGCTCGCTTTATGGAAATTCCACTCATCCGCACTAATGGTGTATTCCATTCTGGCCGGAGCAATGCCTTCAGAATCAAACGACACATATCCAGCGTACCAATAAGAGTCTCCCTCTGCAATCCAGTCAAGGGTTTGTTCATCGGTTTTTAATACTGAACCGTCAGAACCGAAAACAGAGGCCTTTAGAGATACAAAATCAACGGCGTAATCGGGGTACGTATTCTCAACCAGTACAGCGTAGTAGACATAGTATCTCGTTTTTCCGTATTCGTACTTGGTTTCAAGGTGACTATGAGATTCCTTAATTTTAACAGTTCCTTCTTCGTTAGTTTCTTCTAGTTGAGCAGGGGATGCAATCTCATCCGGCTTTTCGACAGCTATCGCACATAAAGGCGACATTAAAACTACGACCGCTATCAGAGCCGCCGCAATGATCCTCTTTCTCATTTTTGATTCTTCCTTTCTTTGGCGTATAGCCTTTAGCTGATTATAGCACAATCTAGGTTCCGAAAGGGGCCTTTTTGTATTTTTCGGAATTTTTGGCGACTTGCACAATCGGATGGGTTTCGTTTTGTGAAGGTGGGGTGGGTGTTGGCAAGGGGAACCCCGAAAACGGCCTTTTTCTTTTAAAAATTTTATCGCGGGCATGACCCACCCCACCCCCAGCGCTCCCTGTATACCCCTCCGGCGGATACCCCAGCCCCCAGCGCGTCAGGGCAGACTGCGGAGCACAGGCAGCACCAGAACCAGGGCGGGCAAGTATCAGGGCAGACCGCCCACCCAAAAGCTGGACACGCTGCACCGGTCTGCACTTGATACCAGACAGACCGCGCCGGGCAAATCGGGGCGGCGGCGGGGCTGGAGTGCCTGCGCAGTGTGTCCGATAGGGCACGCCCAAACGGACATACAAGAAATAAACTTTTCCGTTTATTTTTTTGTTCAAAAGCCTTGACAAAATGAACGGAAACGTTTATACTATAGACAGTGAACGGAAACGTTCATACACCACCACAAAACAGGAGGACAAAAACCATGAAAGCAAAAAGAACTATGCGGGATATCAAATCCCAGTATCCGACCATTATCCAAGTGAGCTATTGCGATGCACAGAATATGCTGTGCATGGATGACCCCGCTGCCTATACTGCCGGTGTGTACGGATGGAACGCGGATATTTATCCGATCGCCTCAGGCGTTGCAATCTGCACCGGATACCGCCCCTTCGGAAACGTCAAGCCCGACCGCGAAACGGTCAGCCGCTACGAAAAGCGGGCGCGGGAGATACGCCGGGACTTGTGGAACGCTGAGGAGCTGACGGAGCATCTGCACAACTTGCAAATGGAATTTATTCGGGAGGTATGCAACGCATGATCGCATTAGACTTTGCCCAGTGGGCCGCCCTCTGGTATGTGGGCGGCATGATCTCCGGCGCGTTGGTAATGCTGGCGTGGCTCAATAGCTGAGGGAGGGCGAAAAAATGACAATTGATATTTACAAACCGGAACTTGCTACAGAATATCGCGGCAACGTAAAAGCCGCTATCCGTGCCGGTGCTTACAGTGTATGGGACGCAGAACGCATTACAGGCGCTTTTAATTTTGGGCACGGCACACAGGCTGATTTTGAGCGGCACAAAAAAGCAAATTCTGCCTTGCATCTTTTTATGGAGGTATAAAAAATGACGTTGTTTGAAGAAAAAGTGAACGCATACCGCGAAAACAAGCGGCTTTTGGAAGAGCTTGAAGCAATGAACGATGCCTTAAAGGCTGAAATTATCGGCATGATGCACGGCGCGCCCGAAATGGTACAGGGCACTGCAAAGGCCATTTACAAGGACGTTTCTTCTGTCCGACTTGATAGCAAGCTTTTACAGGCCGCGCACCCGGATATCTATGCTGAGTGCAGCAAGCGCACCACCTACAAGCGTTTTAGCGTGGTATAAGGGGGTGCAAACTGTGATTTTTTCCGCTATTCTGTTTTTTTTCTGGTTTTTCAGCGCCTTATTTAAAGCGAGCAAATAAGAAGCATCCCACCCGGTCAGAAATGGCCGGGCTTTTCTTTTGCCTTGCATCTGCTGAGGGTGCAGGGCTTTTATTTTGTCCAGATGCAATACAGACACACGCAAGCATTTACGGCGTGTTTTGTGCCATCCATGCAAAATTATACCGCCCACGCCGCAAAACAGCGCACAGGGCTTTACAGTGGCGTTTCCTGCGATTGTGCCCGCTCAACCGCCCACTATACCGGACCGGCACAAGCAGCTATAACAATACCGGCTGCGACACGTTGGAGCGCGCACACGCACCGGGACGCCCCGCACCGATACCAAATACCAGCGCTACGCCGTACGCTGTACAGGTCAGCACAGCCGCCTATTATAATAATGTATATAAGGGTGCAGCACACCGCAAATCATGCCAGCCCGGCGGGGTCAGCTCCTACCGTGTGCGGATCGCTGGCAAGTGCTGACACACTACCAGCAGCACAGACCCGGCGCACCTGCTGAGGGGTCAGCGTCTCCACCTAAGACAGAATCAGCCCGGTACCCTCCACCCGGCGGAGCAGTCCAGCAGCAGGGGCGCGGCGGGCGGCGCGGAACCATTGACGGCTGTCGCCGTATCTCTTTTCGGGCTTTCGCCCGATAGCTAATAGAGGTCAGAAATAGTCGTAGCGTTCCGGCTGGAATAGTCGTAGTCAATAGTCGTATTTTCTCCAATAAAATAGTCGTGAAATAGTCGTAAAGTCGTCAGATGACTAGCTTTTGAAAGTCCTATATATCGTATAGTAACGAGCGGCTCACTGATAGTCGCAGAGTAATAGTCGTAGCGTTTTCTAGCGAATCATCGTAAAATAGTCGTGTATTTTTTGTGTGAAATAGTCGTTCGCCTTTTAGGGGGAGGGAGGTTCGATAGTCGCTAAGTCATCCGACACCCCAAAAATCAAGATGTGTCAAGACACCTGTCAATTTTATTCTCGCCCAGCCATACCAAATTCGTATATTAACCGTACTTATTATAATATACACTTATATATCCTAGTAACTATATAGGGATTATTCTGCTGGAATAGTCGTATCATCCGATTCGGTTCGTTCTTCTCTGATTTAATTACCGACAACTACAATCATATCATACCAATCGACTGGGATTATCCATTCGGTAAATACCTCAATACTTTTAACTATCAAATAAGACTATCCGGCTGGTCAGATGCTTTCAATCTGTAATCAACCGCTTATATAGTTATGCAACATTTCTACATATTCAACCGACTACAAAATGAAGTCAATTCTCTATGTGAAATAGTCGTATACCATCCACCAGCCTGAACCTCACGCCAGTTCTCGCTTACGGTCTGCTCTGCTGGCTAACGGTATAGCTTTTGGAGATAGAGGGTTGTAGGGGGAAAGAACCTTTACAATCGTGGGAAGTCAGACCCATCAGTCTGCTGCTTCTCATGCTCTCGGTCAATCCAATTAAGGGCTATTGGCTTCCAGTTGATAATAGGACTTCCGCTTTTCGTTCGCCATCCCAGTCCCTCGTAATATCGCATGAACTGGTTTGCGTACCTTGTCGTGCTTCCGTTATCAATAAAGAACTCACTGACCTCTTCGAACTGAGGGGCGCACGGAGCGCCCTCGTCTAATCTACTATGTTTATATTTACTATGTATATATCTACTAGTGGGCAATTTTCTGCCCGATTGTTGGGCACTATTTTGCCCGATTGTCGGGCAATTTTCTGCCTGATGGTCGTTACAGTTGGGCAATATATTGCCTGATTGATAATCGAACAGTTCCTCATCGTCAGGATACCCAACGTAAATCGTGTTGGATTTTGAATAATTGCGCTTGCATTCAATCAATCCAGCGTCTTTCAACTCTTTCAAGTATTCTTTGGCTACTCTTTCCTTCTTCCCTACCATGTCCCCTGCTTCTGCGTTGGAACATCGAACAAACACCCGTCCTTTGCTGTCGACCCATTCTTTACCGTTATGTCTTGACGTGAACGAGCGATCAAGAAGGTCTACATAGATGACCTTCGCATTTGCGCTAATGCTCATCTTGTCAAGAAATCGTGGGTAGATTTTATATCGGGGACACACAATGTTCGCTGTTATGTACTGCATTTTCTTCTCCTGCAATAGTCGTAGACCTCTACAATGCGCTCACAGCCTCGTAGAGCCGTTACATATACGTTTTATGTGTTTGGTCGACAAAAGTGCTGTACGGTGATAAAAAGCGTTTGTAGGGCTTCTGTGCGCGTATATGCAAAAGGATGCCATTGCTGACAGCCCATGCGCTCATATTCTGTATTCGCTTTCAATGCCGCAAGACTACGTTGGACGAATGAACCAGATAGGTCACGCCGTCAATTTTTACTTGCAGCTGGTCACCCTCGTAATCGTCCCAGCTATTCAGCTTGCCCTCAATAATCGTTCCATCAGGCATTTTCAGCTGTGCCCATGAGTAGCTATACGTCAGGTCTACCACCTGTTTGTTGCATCCAGTCATCAGCATAATGCCCGCCAGAGCGGATGCACATACGGCCAAAATCTTTTTCATAGTCGTTCTCCTTTACGCCATATAGTCCTCAAATCGTTTCGCAGACTTGAAAATTATCTTGTTGTTACACCATCTTTGCAAGTGCCGAATCTCTTTCGGCGCGGATGGCTTGTTGTAAATCATCACATAGGGGTCGTAGCCCAGATCACGAAGCGTGTAGATGCGATACAAGTCTTGTTCCAACGTGCTGTTGAAGTTCGTTAGACAGTAAACCATGCCAATGTTTGACTTGCGCCGAAATCCCTTTGCAAAGTCCTCAAACTTGCCTTTCAAGTCATCGTTAGGGTTATCCCACGCAAAATGTAGCGTGCCAATACGCATCTTGTTGATGTCCTCAATGTCTGCTTGATTCAGCAAGCGAATATCCAAACCTTGTGTGAAGTCGATTTTGGCGTGGGTGTCAATGTACTGCCGCATAAGGTCACGCTTGTCTTTACAGGCTGTGATGTTTGGGTCTAAAACTTTGATTTCGTCCTGACCACACCAAAAGTCGCTCACATCTGCCACTTTTACGGCACATCTTCCCTCTTTTGCTGCAACATGGCAGAAGGAACATCCTCTAGGGCATCCACGACTTGTCATGCTTACTGCAAACGGGAACTGTGGGTAAATGCTGTAATCTGGAAACGACTTTTCGATTTCGGGCGGCAAGTCAACGTCTTTCGATTTATCGAATATTTCTTTGCCGTCCACTGTGCGGATTGCGTATCCTGTGCCGCCTTTAATCACTTTGTCTGCATTCAATGGTTCCGGCACGTCAGGGCTGTACACGTCTGAAAAAATCTTGCTCATGTACACGATATCATAGTGGATAAAATCACTCCACCACCATTCAACATCATCCCCTTTTGCCTTGTGATAGCTTGAAATCCGCATCAATGCAAGGTTTGGGAAATTGTGTCCGTCTACGTCAATCAATCCAATTTTCATATTATCAGTCCATCCAAGTGTACTCTTGAAACCGTTGAATCTGCTTGTTAAACGTAATGGGGAGGTCGCCTATCCCGCCTTCCTTGTTCTTGCTCAGCCGGAACAGATACTTGTCGGGGTTATCGCCAGACAGAAGGATGATCGCATCAGCGTCCTGTTCAATCTGTCCGCTCTCTCGCAAGTCAGAGTTAGTAGGCGTTGCTCCGGGTTTTGATGGGTTTCGATTTAACTGCGCCAGAGCCACCACAACAATGCCTGTGGTCTGCGCCAACTCGTGTAAGGCAATGGATATGGCTGTAATGGCGGCATATCTGTCCTTTGCGCCTGTTTCGTGGATGAGTTGAAGATAGTCTACGAAGATGACCTGAGCTTTTTTACGAAGAGCCTGAGCCTTCATCCACGCTACGTTCTTCCCGGCAGCGGAGCGGATATATAATGGCATCTTCATGTTCTTTGCCTGTCCGTCAATCTCATTCAAACTGACCGCCTTATTTTTCACCGTGTCCAGCGGGCAGTATATTTGATTAGCCATCAGACGTGCACCCAGCTTGCGTTTGCTGGTTTCCAAGCTGAAATAGTACACGGTGTAGTTCTGCTTTGCCATGTTTGCTGCTATTTGCAGGGACAAAGCTGTCTTACCAGCAGACGGTCTGCCGCCGATGATGATAAAATCACCCGGTGAGATGTGCAGTGCTTCATCCAGACGCTCTAGGCCTGTCTTGATGTACACAGGCTTCTCGTCCATGTGAAGCACATAGTCGTTCAGCACATCCTCGTATGTCCACGCATCTTCTTTCTCAGCTTTCAGGCTCATTGCTTCGCCCATCTGCTGGTAGATGTCTGATAGATCAGAATAGTCGGTAAGCTCGCTGGTCATCTGAAATGCCAGACCTTGCACACGAGTGAGCGCAGCCTGTTCCCTGATAAGCTGCGCCCAACGCTGCATCTGCTCCCTGTCAATTCGTACACACTCTGATTCACAGGTTTGTACACACGCCAAGAGCGTCTGCGCTACGTCTGGATGCTGCGTGTTTATCTCGACTATATCTATCTTGCCCCTAGCCGTCCAATAGCCCTGAACAGCCGCAAAAGCGTCTCTCAACTCAGGTCTGAACAAGTCAAGTTCAAGGTCTGGTATGATTTCATCCACAACGCCCGGCTTGCAGAGCATCAGCGCACCGATAAATACCGTTTGAACGTCCATTGTCATAGTCTAGGAAACTCCATCTCCGTACTTTGCTCGTACTGGTCATTCTGTTTCAATGCGTAAATGTCCTGCCACCCAGCATAGATACTCTGGTCAAGTATGGCTTTCCAGTCATGCCGATCAAACTTTTCCAGCTTGTTGCAGAGCATCTGTTTTGCCCGGTCTGTCATAGGCTTTTTGATTCTTGTACGCATCTGTGCGAACTCTCGCAGGGATTCCAACAGGGCTTTATCGCCATGAGCAAAGTCGGAGAAAATGTCAGGTTTCTTCTTGACTGCACTTTCCGGCAAGGTTTTGACGCTCGTCTGATTGTCAGTTGATACAATGGGTTCATCATCATCTGACTTTGAACTCATAGATGAGCTGACCTTCATCTCATTTATGACATGAGGATGAGATGACTTTCGTGTAGACCATCCTTTTGACGCAATATCGCTTCTTTTCGATTCTTCATCGAGCAGATGCTTAATCAAAATGAAACAAGATTCTGCTTTTTTTGAGTTCAAAGTTGCGTCTTTTCCTTCAAAAACGTATGCACAGATTGCATCGTATAGTTCCAACTTCTCTTTACTTTTCAGTGTGGAGATGGCTTCAAAGTAGTATCGTTGGAACGTAAAGCTGTCTCGTTTTTTGTCCATGCTCAGTCCTCTTTGTAGCGTTTGTTCCATGCTTCGATGGCTTTTTCTTTACCAAATGTTACAGAAGTGCTCACCCCGCATTTCCCGCAGACTACCCAACTAGCCATGTCAACGTTGAATGGATGAATCACTTTTACAGTCGGCGGTTCCGCACCGCAGAACGGACATCTTTTGAGTTCTTCCATTTTTTATCCTTCCTTCGGTGCTGGTATTTTTGCCCATGCAACCACCTTTACCTCATTAACAAGCGGAATGTTTTTCCACTCTCCATCAATTGTTTTTGCAACAACTGTCATTCTAGCTCCGCTTTTATGTTCGATAGTAACAAGAACATCTTTTGACGTTTTCTTGAACATGTATGGCCCCCACTTGCTTGTCCCATTGTACTGTGCAAAAATCGAATCATGTTCCGGCGGTAATCCATCGTGCCACTGAACCGCTTCCAGCGTTGGCGCGGTATCGATTGCATCCAACGCCTCATCATAAGTAAAGCCCTTTACGGAATCAGAAAACGAGCTTCTTTTGTTGGTCTCATTCTCCCATCTTTCAATCTTCTGTCGCAGTGCATCAGCATCAATCAATCTCATATTATTCCTCCTTTGGTGGTTCGGGCATATACGCCCAGTGCGTCACTTGTGCGTATTTTTCGCCAAATTCGCTTTTCTCGAAATTGTAGTAGCCTTCGTATGTGTCAGTCCAGCATCGACCATTCCAAACCGCCTCAAACACTTCTGGCTTGTCCCCAATAAGGGTTTGCATAGAGACAAGCACCGCATCGCAATCACTAGGTGGAAGTCCTTCTTTTTTAATGGAGTGCCAAACAACTTTGCTTTCGCTCATAGTGTTCTCCTATACCATCGGGAACGCCATCCAATGCGTCACCGTCACATCTTCCGGCAGTCTATCGCCTATCTCGTCCCAGAACTGACCGTCTGTGTAGCAGCCAAGATAATAGTGCGTCGGTGTAAATCCGCCTTGCAACAAATTTCCATTTTTATCATACCACGTTGTCTTAGCTGCAAGCAACAAAGGTATCGTTCGCTCTTTCGGTACTTCACTTGCCGGATGCCGCATCTTATTGTTCATTCAATCACCATCCCATACACCATCTGGGCGCATTCTGGCAAACGCAAGCAACTCACACAATGCGCGTTTCGCATTGCCTTCCGTTGCGTGCCAGTAGTCGTTATCGTCTACATCATCGCCCAAAGCGGCAATAGCATTTTCCAGCATCGGAATGCTTTCAGCTCCGGTTTTACCGTAGATAGATCGGATGCCGTTCTCGCCGAATACATCATTACGGTAATAGAAGTCTGAATAGTTCCATGTGACATTCAACCACAGCTCTTTCGTCCCGCCTAATGCTCGCATTCCACCGCTGATAAAGTGGTTCGATTCCGCAGTCAGTGTTTTGTGTGTCACAGGGTCGCACAATGAAATATCATAGCTCATTTTCTCTTTTCTCCCATTCCTTGCAGCCACGTTCATCCCACACAAAGTCTGCAACGTGTTCTGACTGGTCGCTTACACATACGCCCTCCGGCTCTGCGTACCATTTGCAAGAGCCACAGGACGGCTCAGATTTGTTCTCACAGGATTCTGCCGTACATCGGATAGATTTGCCAGCAGAGAACTGCTTGATGCCCATGCAAGAGCAATGTTCGGTGGTGCAGTAAATGTCCATTATCTCTGCCCTCTCTTTCTCCTTCTGTTGGCATTGAATCGCCCGATCACTCGCTTATACTCCTCATAGCATTCCGGGCACAGGTCGCCTGTGTCCCTACGCCATCCCCAACCTTTTAATAGCTCATCTTCGTCATAGGTATAGTATTCTAGATTATATCCACAGCGGTCGCATACTCGCTTGTGGTAGATTCCTCTGTCAGTCAGCATTAGTGCTCCTTTTAATCAAATTTCTTCTGCATCTTAGCTCTCAACGCTTCGATACGTTCCTTGTCGTCAGTTATGATCTCATAATTGTCGCCAGACCAGCCAAGCGGAACATCTTCCGTATATTCGATATAGATTTTTTCCGGGCGCGTAGGTGGCTCATAAGGGAACGTCACGTTTTTACGAAAGCGGCTACTTGTAAGCCACGTAAGACCACCGTTGTCGGAATAAGCGATTGCGTCAATGTCATGTACTTCAATCGTGTTACCTTGTGCATCAGTGGTCTTGAATACGCTTGAGCATCGTTTATTTTGGAAGCATCTTTGCCTGTCGTGTGGTCTTGCAAAAGGACAGGAAGGAACGTGCGTAAGCAGGGGTCGGAGAAGTCAATCAGATTTTTCATTTGTCAGCCCTTACCATGATTTTGTTTTTTTCTTTCAGCCAGTCCTTGACGCAATGGAAGCAATGTTCACGGTTCTGGCAACGCTCCGGATCTCGATGTTTGATAAGCTCGCAGATGCCCGGTGTCAGGTTTTCCCTGATGTCATCGTCTGTCATGGATCGAATGAAATCGCCGTTAGTCATGTCCTTTTCCTTTCTATGCTCACTGTTAGTCTGCTTTCGTCACAACGGTATCAGCACCCTGCACAGTTACCCAGCCATGCTTCAGACGTGCTTCAGCTTCCTTCATCTGGATAAGCTCTGGTGTAATTGATTCCGACACGATACGGTTAGAATCCGCTTCTGCCTGCGCTTCGATGACTTTCACGTCCGCTTCTGCCTGCGCCTTAACTTTATCAGTTTCAGCCTGTGCAAGTGCGGTCTGCTTGTTCAGTTCTGCAATTTCAGCATCCTGCTTTGCCTGTTCTTTAGCACGAATTTTTTCGGTAAGGGTGTCGTCCAATTCTACGTCAATGACCAGCGCACTCGAAACATTGATTCCGTATTCACTGGTGAGCTTTTCGTTCAGATAGTTGGTGATAGCATTGTTTACTTCCGTTTTCTTTTCAGAGTAAATGTCCATTACGGAAAACTGTGGTGTAACTTCCTTGACGTAGGCAATGATGCTGTTCTGAATACGGCTTTCGACAAGCGTTTCGCCATCCATCCCATTAAAACGGCTGTAAAGTTCAACAACGCGATCTGGAATGAAGTTATAATTTACGGTAAGGTTTACTCCAACCATTCCACCGCTTGCGGGGGCATCAATGTGCCAATCTGCGTGTTCTTTTGCGTTATAATCTGCCGGGTCATCTGAAAAAATAAGCTGCTGCTGGCTGATAGGAAACTTGCTAACGTGTTTCATCGGTGAGAGGAAGTGCCAGCCCTGCGACAAAGTGTTCTGCTCAACGCCTCGTGCGGAATAAACAACGCCGACATACCCAACAGGCACTCTCTCCAAACACAGCAAAAGAACCACTGCGACAAAAAATGCTGCTACCACAGAAGAAATAATAGTTGCTACCTTTTTCATGTTTTACTCCTTATCGTTAAAATTGTTGATAATCAAAAAAGCGACCGCCCAAGATAACAAAAAGAAAGTAATGAGTTCTTTCACTCCTCCACCACCTCTCTGTACTCCACATCAATCCCCTTCGGCAAAGCCGTCTGGTACTTCTGGGCGAGCTGCTCTGCGCTCTGGGCATCTCCCAACGGCTGTTCAGGCGGTGCAACGGTGACTTCCACGTTGTCACGCATACCAAAGTAGTTCTTGGCTCGGAAAATCCACTCTGCCGGATTCTCCTGACCGTACATACCGTTGTATGCCCACATGGACTGCATTTGCAGAATCAGCTTCAGGATGTACTTCTGCTGCAAGCTGTCGTCACGGCGTTTTCCTGTCATAATCTGTCTCAGACTAGGCCATTCGATGCCCAGCACCAATGCAATCCATTCTACTACAGGGGAGATTCTTGCTTCAATGCAAGCGTCAAAGAAGAAGTCAAGGCGCTGCTGCACTTCAATCGGGTTGTTCATGTCCACGCTCGGAAGGTCTCCAAAATACTTTGCTGCAATCATGCCGATGACCTTCTTGTCCTCTTCATCACCGATTCTAGACTGCAAATCGCCTGTGTTCAGCATCTTAGACCTCGTGATTGCTAACTCCTGTTGTTCTTTCACCTTTTTACTCACCTGTGAGCGGATAGATTTCCGCTTGTTAAGCATCTGTTGCTTTTTCTTCTCACGCTCTTTCTCACGCTTCGAAGCGGCTTCTTCTTTCGCCTTTTGCGCCCGTTTCTCGCGCTTTTTCTTTTCCGCTTCGGTCAGCGGCGGTCTGCCACGACCACGCTTCGGGGGTGTTGCCAAGAGTTATCACCTCTTCATCTTCTTTTCAATGCCGTCCAGCTTCCATGCAATCTGCCAAACGGAACAGCAGTTGCCCAACTGTCGCCACCATGCGCACTTTTCTTTCTCGCATACGCACCGCCCAAGCGGATTGCTGGTCATCTTCATCGGGCAGTAAAGTTCGTTGTCCATCATCATTTACCTCAACCAAATAATTAGCGCAAATGCAGTTGAAAGCACCATACTTGCCAGAATACATACCATTAGCAACCAATCGTCATCATGCCAATCTATTCTGGTTGTCATATAGGCAGAAATCATAATCAGTGCAACAAGTGGCAAGCAAAGTGCTTTCAAAATGATGTTCGCCATTCTTATTTCCACCCCATCACAACAGCCGTACAAACGGCCAGACACACGTTAATGAAAAGCCAGACAAGCATTGCCTGACGTTCTTCAAACAGGTTGCTTGCCATGTCCTTGATTGTCCGCTCAGACTGAACCACCACCGCCAGCAAGACTAAACAGACCAGCCAGCGGGTCATAAATTCAAACATTGTTATCCTCCATCAAATCGTCCATGCTCAACTGACCGCTGATGTTGTCATCTTCCATCCACCAACGAAAAACGTCCATGCCAGTCTGCCAGTCACACGGTAAACCTTTTGCTTTTCTGGCATCAAGCATTCTTCCAAACGCAGAAATGTACATTTTCTCATAAGAAGGCCAGCGCAAGAACTCACGCTGTCTGCCCCCCCTACCAGCCATAGGGCAGCCAATGCAGCCAACACGTTTTTGCCCTTCACAGTAAAGCGGATTGATAGGCAAGTGTTCGCTGTGTGTGTAATCCCACACATCATCGTCAGACCAATCCACAATAGGATTGACGGTCATTTTGCCCTTGAGGTTGCAGGTTTCGAACAGTTGCCGCTTTTCATCGTTGTCGTCCATCATCGTAATTCTTTTCTCTTTGTTACGATGGTTAAATTCCATAACTCCACGATTGTTTTTTCTCGATGTTGACTCAGCCCAACGAACGCCAGTTGCAATAAAACGATTTTTCCCCGATGTTTCTTTCAACACAGAACAGCAGTAACGCATAAGCCTTGTTGGGGGAACCATTATTTGAGGAATCAGCGTCCACATGGACACAGGCCTGTCCTTGTAACGTGGCATGACAATGGAGCATTTGATTCCACGTTCTTCCATTGCTTTGAACTGCTCACGGATGAAATAGACCGTCTCCGGCGCATCTGCGGTAGTGTGGCTGTTGACCACCTCAAAATTGATTTTTGCGCGTTCAGCCAGTGCCGTAAGCGCCTGTGAATCCTTGCCGCCAGAGTATGTTACCATCAACGGTTTCTTGTACCGATGCTCAGAAAGCCTTGCAGCGTCCTGCAACCGTGCGATCGCAAGCTGTTCCTTATCCATTAGCTCCACCTTTCCCTCAGCTCTTTTTCGACCTGTTCTGACTTTGCGGTGATGTAATCCGCAAACTCGTCAGGTGTCATGTCCTCGTTCTTGAACCGCCCGACAAGCTCCCAATACCTGTCACCGATACGGATGATTTTCTGCACCTGTTCATCGGTCAGGTCCGCTTCGCACCGCAGGTTCTGAATCAGTGCGCCCCATGTGGCGGCGATGCCATCCAGAGCCATGCGGAATCCGTACAACTGATTCTGCCGTGCGATTTTGCGGAGGTTGGTCGGCTTGACCTGTTTGCCACACAGAGGGCAGTTTCCGAATTTATTCATCCGACTGCTCCTTTGCTTTAAGGCGAGATAGCCAACGCTTGTATTTAGCGGTCTCAATTTCTCTCTCTGCGTTCCAAAATTCGCTTTCGGAATCGAGGTCATTTCCAAACCAAGCATCGCATAAAGCATCGACTGCGTTACTTATGTCCGCAAATTCTTCCATCAAATTTTCTTCGCACTCCCCAACGCTCTTCGGTGTCGGGTTCGTGCCATCTAGCGCACGGCGCAACTTCAACGCAGCCTGTGCCAGCTCAGATGCTTCTTCTGCCAACTGTGCCAAGATTTCCGTCTTGGGCAGAATGTCTGAAACTTTCTTGCTCACTTTCGTTCTCCTTTCAGCCAGTCGTTGAGTGCAGCCATGCAAGAGGGACAAAGAGCAACAGGCTTCATATCACTTTGCTTGTACCAGTCAAGAAGAACGTAACTATGGTCAATCACAACTTTCTGTACTGCGTTTCCGCAGCCTTTCCATTGTTCGCTAGTTTTGGATGCTCCGATCGTCATGGTGTTGTCGTACCATACAAACGCATTACCACATCTATCACACTTCATTTTCATAATTGGCTTTTCTCCAACCTTTCCAGCAGCCCATCCACGTCATACCGCCAATGGACACGCAGCCTTTTTGCTTTTACCTCTATCCCCTCTTGTTCGGCCCATTGCCAAGGGATGCTCTTGCGGTTCTCGTTGTAGCGGAACGCCAGAACCTTGTTGGCAGGGATTGCAAAGGTGCGGTTGACCGCCCTGTAATTGATTATCACATGAGCGGTTTGACCACTGTACCCCATCGCATCCACCATGTCAGTGATGTGCTTTTCCTTTCGGTACTTGCACTTTTCCTTGTCGTACTTGCCGAGCACCTTTTCCAAAGGGATAGAGGGCGTTTCTATCGTTTTCAGCTCAAACAGGTGGTTCATCGGGTATCGGTACACAAGGAAGTCGCAGATGTTGTCGATGGAAAACGACAGGTTCTCGTTGCCGCCGTAGTAGGTGGCAGCGCTGTCTTTCAGGCGGTAGCACCACGCATCGGACGGGACGGATGCCTTGAAGTCTGCTTCAAACTGCTTTCCGGTGTTCATGTGTTATCCTCGATTTGATTTCCAAAAGCATCCCATCCTTCACGATGATTTCTTGCAAATAGTTCAATCTTTTTAGCTGTCGGAAACATATCCTCTAACATTTTATAGGCGCATTGCGGTTTATGGCTGTGATATGTAGCGGGCTCTCGAAGTATCGTTGTGTATTTACCTCTCGTTTCTTTTCTTGGCATCAGCATTTTTCCGGGCTTGTAGAACCACAAGAGATATTCGTGCGAGAACCGAACCGTAAAAGCAGGAGCAACGCCGTTTTCTTTATCCCAAACAATTCTCGCATGGAGTTTGTAGCCACGCTTTGCCATTTGCCGTTCCGCTTCCATCAAGAACTTGTCAATGCACCACATAAACACATTATGGCGGTCTGCTGTATTTTCAAAGAAAACGTCTTGAATGGAAAAGCAGTCATCAAGCGAAAGAGTTTTGTAATCAAGTTCTTTTCCTTGATTCGGTCTGCATTTTCTGACGTTTCCTTTTTTCTGCGGCCACGGTGGGTCTGTGTAAATAATTTCGTACTTTTCGTTAAGTTCGTTCATTATTCATCCTCTTTTGGAATTCTAGGAATTGGCATCCAAAACTTGACCGGGTATTCATCATCGACCCATTTCCCATCTTTGAACTGCATTGTTCTAATGCAGTTGCGCCAATACCAAAAATCGTAAACAACAAAATAAACTCCATTTTCACTAGGTTGTGCGTTTTTTACGCTTGTCCATAACTGCATAGCGGTTGGAACCGTATCAATCCATTCTTCGGCTTCTTTTAGGTCGATGGGTTCTTCCATGTTCCCCAATGTATCAATTACATCCTCTGTGTCAACAAGTCTCATCTTCGTTCACCTCTAAACCCACGAAACATGAGTTGCCTCGTCAGCGGGCTTTTCCATTTCCTTCATAATCCGCTTATGTTCTTCCACTGTCATGTTGTTCGGGTAGAATCGCTTGCCCACCAGTTCAAACGGTTGCATATAGTGGTCAAGAACATCTCGTGCTTCTTTTCGTGCTTTTTCTGCACACATTTCGATGTATTCTTCTTCGGTCATGTTGTAATCGGTGACACAATCGACCACCGAAGAAAACCGACACAGCAAACCGTTAGGCTGTCTTGCAATAAAAGCTCCCATTTATCGTTCACCTCTAAATTTACTTCCGAGAAATCGCTTCTTGCCACGTTCCCGATGCTTATCCTCGTAGTCACGATGGTACACTCTCTGGCTGGTGTTCAGCTTATGCACGAACGCCTTTCGCTCCTCAAAGTCTTTCTTCTCTACCTTGTACTTCTCGCAAGTGTCGTGGCAAGCTGTGTAGCGTGATGTGCAGTTGAGACAACAGGTAATCATTCCAATTCACCCCCACTGTTCAGACATTGCCTTCGCAACGCCCGTAAAAGTCTTTGCCCGGTTCTTTGCGCGGTTAGTGGTAAACATGCCCTTGTGTTGCTCACCATGCTTGTGCGAATAGGAGCCGGACGGGCACCATGTCGCGATAGGTTCTACGATGTTTGTCGGGTGCAGAGGCGGTACACCGCGCTCCCACAGTAGCGTTTTCTTACTGTATGGATGTCCGTACTCGTATGGCTGTATTGTCTGCGTAGGCTTTGGATAATCAAAAATCTTGCTGGGGGTAGGATTCTCAATCACCACTTTTTCGCAATCAGCTGCCCACACGGCAAGAAAAAGCGCCTTGCCGCACAATCCCTCATAATACCGGGAAAGATTGAGCTTTCCTCCCTTGTACAGGTGTCTTGCTCCTGCGTTGCTCGTCTTTGTGCATGGGACAAATGCGATAATCATATCCCAGCGGGGCACATCATGCGCGATTCCGTCCATCGTCACGATTTGCCCCCCCTCAATGGCCATGAGCGCATCGCCAAGAATGTGCCATTCAGGATGCCCGCCTGACGGTTCCTGAATATCGCAAGAGTAAGCTTCGTGACCTTTTGCACGAAACGCTTTGCACACTTCTTGCGATTCCTCGCAAGCAATCAATACTTTCATCTTTCCAAATGCCCGTCAAGCCAGATAGCGCAGCTCTTATATAAGGTAGACGGTCAATTTGCCTCTACAAATTCTCCGTTTTTGAGCGTGTACCATGTGTTGCATTTTATGGCAATTCCGTCAACTTTTGCCATTTTTGCCCACAGTAATTTGCCGTCATTGTTGTACTCGGTCAGTACAAGATAGCATCCAATCGCGCCGCGCGTTTTGCTGTTGACACCGTTTGCAACGGCAATGCTGTATTTGCCCGTAACCTCTGCCGAAGAGCGACTTCCAGACGCGGCACCCGTGGAGTAGTCGCCAGACGCGGCACCCGTGGAGCGGTAGCCAGACGCGGCACCCGTGGAGTAGTCGCCAGACGCGGCACCCGTGGAGCAGTCGCCAGACGCGGCACCCGTGGAGTAGTAGCCAGACGCGGCACCCGTGGAGTAGTCGCCAGACGCGGCACCCGTGGAGCAG